TGGTGACGACGAGGACGTTGCCCGAGCGCTTGTTGGTGGGGTCGACTTTGTACCGGGAGATGACTCTGCCCAGCACTTTCATCGACAGATTATTTTGGTTGGCCTCATCGGTTGTGATGTTTCCGTGGTCATTGACTGCGTGGCGTGCAATCAAGTCCATGGGTAGCCGCTGAAGTTTGATGCGGGCTTCGTCGGTGAGCCGAAGTTGCCCGAGTAGGAAGTTTGAGCGCATTGGGTTTATTTGTTTCGGCCTTCTCTGAAGGCTTCTTTGAAAGTATCCGCCTGGTTAGCAACTTTGGCGGCGGCCTCTCCTGCAGTCCGTGCAGCGGCTCCTGAGTTAAAGGTTCGCCAGATAGTGCGGAGGACTGCGAAGCCGAGGACAAACATAAACAGAGCACCGGGTATTTCTACGCCATCCCCGTTCCCTTGATGCCCGAGCACGAAGGCGACCGCATACAAGACGGCAGCGAGTATGTAAAGCCCCATGTGTATCCCTTCAGTTATTGTTCAAACATTCTACGCCGTCACATTCGCGTTCAACCACTCAATCAGTGGACCCTTGGCCGTCGGGATGTTGACGGTACGTGTCTCAGCCTTGCGCTTGTCTGCTTTAGCAGCGGTGCGTGCTTTGCTGGCTTCAGTCTGTGAAGCCTGCCAGCTCACGATGTCCGGGCGTGTCACTGGGATGTTGGTGTCGACGGAGATGGTCTTGTAGATTTGCATGGTTCTCTTTCTAGGTTAAAGGGGTCAGCTAGCTGACGGGGTAAAAACGGGGTAAAAACGGGGTAAAAACGGGGTAAAAACGGGGTATGAACGGGGTATAAACCCCGGGGTTCTGATTTAGAACCCCGGGGTTCTGATTTAGAACCCCGGGGTTCTAAATCAATGCCTCAAGGCGGGGTCTAAATCGACCGTAGCGCCGTTGTTTTCGGGATCGACTACCGTGAACACAGTAGCGAGGCTCTTGGGGTCTCTCTGAATTTCTTGGGCCTTCATGGCTGCCTCGATGAAGGACTCTGCCTCAATATCGATCAGCCACATGACGCGGTATTCCATTGCGAGCGTCTTTCTCTAAGTTATACTGGTCACGTTTTCATGTCACGGTGCGCTGAAACCCGCATGGATAGGAGCTTCCGAGACTGGGCATCTGCATTCACACTGCAGGGGTCACAAGTTCGAAACTTGTACTGCCCACCAAAAATGATAGCGCTGGAACAAGCAAATACGCGGGTTCCAGCGCTTTTTCATTTGTGGGGCGGCATCTAATGCGGTCATCGGGAGTGCGTTAGAACGTGTTCGATGGTGTTAGATAGTCACGGTTTTTGGTCACGGTCACCCCATCGGGTAGTAGTGCCCAAAATCTTTCACCTTCTTTGCGATCTGGTCGAGGTAATGGGTGATGTCCCCGGCCAGCGCAACTTGGCGGGTCAACTCACGCCGTAGCTGCTCGTTCGTTACTGAGAGCTGAGCGATAACTGCGTCTCGTGGGTCTTGTTCTTCGGTCATTCTTCATCATCCTTTGGTGTCACGTTGTCCACGAACCCAGCCAGATAGCTCGGCGCGTGGTGGGCATAGATCAGCACCATCCGGTAGTCCGACCAAGCTCCTAGCTTTTGGAGGACGTCAAGTGGCGTCCCGGCCTGTACATGCCAGGTAGCCCAGGTGTGCCGGAGTCCGTGCCAAACAAAGCCGTCATAACTACGGTGGCCTTCTTCGTCGATTGCAACTGTTCCCAATCCTGCTCGGACACACGCCTTTTGAAAGGCGGTCTTGATCTCGCTGATCGGTTTGCCCTTGAACGTAAAGCAGAACTGAGGGTGGTCCCCGAGTACGGTCGTGAGTACATCTATGGCTTCCTTGTTGAGTGGTACGGTGAATGACTTCTTGCCCTTGGCGGTGTCCCGCTCAATCCAGCAATACTTGCGCTCGAAGTCGACCTTGTCCCAAGTCAGCTTGAACTGGTTGGCTTGACGCAGGCCGGTGGCCACAGCGAAGCGCACCCACAGCTTCTGATGGGCAGGCAACTCGGCGATCAGTTTGGCACACTGATCTGGGCGCAGCCACATGCGCTCGGGCTTGATACCCTCGGCACGTTTGTCCAGATCAATGTTCATCTTGTTCAGGTGCAGCACACCACTGATCCGCGCACGGTGGCGGTTGTATGTGGTGGGCACACCAGTCATGCGGCTGATGGCCTTGTCGATGGAGTCGGCGGTCACACTCGTCAGCAGGCGGTCAGGGTAGTGTCGGCCGAAGTGGATCATGCTGGCGATCTCGTCGGCTGACGGGTTCTTCACGGTCAGCCAGCGGTCAACCGCGTCGCTCCACTTCTTGCCCTTCAGGACGGGCTGGCGGTGAAGGTCCGCTTTGCGGAGGTCATGGACTCTTTGCGCCGCTGCTTTAACGCGCTCTCCAGTCGACTCACGTACCCGCCCGCCGTTGTGGGTGATGCTGAGCCACCAGACGTCGCTGTCTGGTTTCTTGTAAAGTGACATAGCAATTCCGATTCGAGGAAACGCCACTCACGGCCGATCTTGCGTGCGGGTAGTGCGCCCGAACGGGCCAGTGCTTGGACAGTTGATTTGTGAACTTGCAGAAACGCAGCTGCCTGTTCTGCAGTGAGGACGATGGAGATGGTCATAGCGTCGGAACATGTCCGCCCGGTTTGATACGCCACACTGCGGCATCGCGAGCATGATTGGTGGCGAACGCAGCACTGCGTTGACGCTCACCAGTACGCTCGATGCTGCCGGATGACGACATGTGCAGCGCCAGCGCTCCCCATGCATTAGGGCTAGGTGGTGTACTTTTGAAGCAGCCCTCGGCAAATGCGCGGGCCTCCTCAAACAGACAACCGCCGTTGCCCACATGCAGCAAGTAGCGATATACGAAGTATTCGGCCAATCCGCGCCATGCTTCGCCAGCATGTGCGAGTGCCGCTTCGGCACCGGCGTCACGCAGAGCGGCGGTCACATGTCCGCCGTATCTCTGAAGCCCAGGAACACGGGGTGACGTGGAGCCACCTTCACACCGACAGGGAAGAACTTGTACTTGATTAGGCTGCCGACCAATCCGTCACGCGTTCCCCAGTAGGACTCTCGCTGCGCGGCTGTAAGTCCAGTTCCAATTGAGAACTTGATGCCGGAAACTCGGTCTCGGACCTGAAATGCTCCAAGTGTCCCCTTACCCACGAGGCCCGCAGCCGCAGTGCTTCTCTTTGTGCGGCCCAATTCATTAGTAAGTGCCTCGTTTCCATTGAACTGCTCCTCTTCGAAGCCAATGATCTCGGCCTCAGAATCTTCGAACCGTTTGACTTTTAGTAAATACCCTTCCTTAACCGTGGAGCGCCCGAACTTGTAGGGTGCCTCGGGCGAGCGCAGGATGATGCCCTCGTAGCCTTCGGTCACCTTCTCGGCCTCGTACGCCAGCATGTCATCTTCGTTGGCCAGAAGGTTTTGTTCGAGCAGGCGGATTTGTGGAAATCCAATCCATCCACCTTCGCTGAGGTTATCCATCAGGCAGTCAAAGCGATGACGGTAGGTAGCGTTCGGGATGTCGTGCGCGTCGAACACGTAGTAGGTATAGTCCGGCTCGCCTTCGTGGCGCATCACGCCCGAGACTGACTCGGTGTAGCACGTCTTGCTGGTGGGGCTACCTATGATCAGCTCACCATCCAGCCCATTGATCCGCTGATTGCTGAGCTGACTGAATATGTGTTTGTTCGGGATCGCCTTCAACGTCCGGCTCAGTGCTTTGCCGTTGACGATGGAACATCGGATGCCGTCAAGTTTTGGGGAGGCGTAAACCGGGTACTGAATCTTGCCGAAGTCAGCTGCTACTGCGAGGGTCGGTTTGAACATGGTTAGATCGTGCTTAGATGTTAGATGGAGCCGGAAGATGGTGGCCCCGAAGGGCCGAACATCTTCCGGTTTATTGCTTGGGTTTTTGCTTGATAACGATGACGAGGTTAGGGAACTCCAGCGTCATGACGCTGCCCTCCTCAGTGATCAACACGCTGGGTCTGTCAGCGATTACCTTGGGGGTGAACTCCAAGGCATGATCGTAAATCTTCGGGCCTTTGTTCCCTTTCCACTCGTAGTACCAGAGGCACCTGCTATCTCGCCCTTTAGGGGCAGGAGATCGAGTGACGTATCCTTTTCGCCAGAGGTTGCCGAGGTAGTCGGAAACTCTGTTCATGGATGCAGCATATTCTTTGACTGCGGGGAGGTCATAAAGATCATTGGCGTCCATTGGCCCATCGGCCGCACGCAGTGCGGCTTCTAGGGCGGGGAACAAACCTGATTCGTCGTTTCTCATGATGTAGTGCTCGTGAAAATCCTTAAATGAAGAATTCGGAACCTTTCGCGGTCGCCCTCGGTTTAGTCCGGCGTTGAGACGAAGATGATTCCTAGCGATTTTGTTCAGAGAGCCGAGACCCCTCCAAGGCGTGACCGTTCAATACCTCTAATAAAGTTCGATCAAACTCAGCTCCCCTCCTAGCCGGTATTGACTAGGTTGTCATGTCCGCAATGATAGTAGCTAATGCGTTTCGTAGCGCAATCGATTTGCGGAATGAAGTCACGGTGTAAGGAACTTGCCAAGTTAGCCCGGGCATCCACACACCACCTTCTATGCAGCCGACGATCACTCCAACCCTCCGACCTTCTGAGTGTCTGGTCATAAGCCAATTCTTCTGAAGTTCGGAGAGGTCGATCTTGACCGTGGTTGCTTCGCGCTTGGGAAGCGCGACAAATTTATACTCAATCCACACATCGCCCGCAGGGCCGCTATACCAGACATCGGGAATACCACCGTTGTATTGGTTGTGGTTTTTCATACGGTACAGCTCATGCGGCAGGTGCCGATGAACTGAAGCGATGAATGTGTTTTCAGGAGTGGACAATGACGCCAGCTTTGCGCAAGACTTCGATTGCCTCGCGGATGGCGGGGTTATGTTCAGGGCAGCGTGGGTCGGTACAGGGCACGTCGGCTTCGGCAGCCATAGCGATCAAGCGCTTCTCCACCAGACGGGTGTAGCCGATGATGTCCGTCCAGCTGTCCACATAGTTCGGGTCACCGTTGAGGATACGTCCGATCTTGTGGGCGATCATCTCCAGACATTCAACTTGGTCGTAGCAGAGGCTGTCCCAGTTGTTGCCACCCTTCATGGCTTCTTTAATGTTCTGCGTGATCTCAGCGTGTTCGGTGAACTCGCCGTAGCGTTGGCCGCGTTCTTCCAGGGTTGCATCGATGTTGCTCATAGTGTTTCAAGTTCCTCTTTTAGTTCAAACAAAATCTGCCGTGCTGCCCCTACGACGTTATCAAGCACTATGCGTTCGTTGCTAAGTGCTGCCAACGTCAGGGCAATCAATAGGTCTTTATCGCTCATACGGGTGCCTTAACTTTTTTGCCAAACAGTGCAGCGTGGATTGCCTGCACGTGCTTAGCTTGATGAACAGCATCAAACAGCGCGTTGTGCTTGACCCCGTCGAACGGCACCTTGATTGCCTTGGCACCGGGCAGGTTTTTGTACGTTCTGAAGCAGCGGCTGTTCCAGAAGTGCCAAGGTACCTCGATGCCCAACGAGATGTACGCATGCGCCAGCATAGGCAGATCGAAGTCTGCCCCGTTGCTCCATACGGTGCACTCTTTGTTCCTGATCCAGTCGGACAAATCAACAAGTGCAGTGCGTAGCGCCTGCTTCGTCTCATGAAACACACCTTGGGCCGCCGCTCCTTGTTGGAGCCACCAGATCAAGGTGCTTTCCTGAATGCGCCGCTTGGCATCCAGATTCGAGTCAACGGACACGCTGGCGTAGAAGCCGGCGTCGTCGATCTGATTAGTGTCGAGATCGAAGCGCACGGCTCCAATACTCAGGATGACCGCATCAGCAGCAGTGCCGAGGGTTTCTAAATCCAGCATGATGTGTTTCATTTCGTCCTTCTGTTTTTATTAAGATGCCCACGCCCACGCTGACGAGGGCGTGGGCGTGGGTTTCGTTTAGGCCGCTGCGGTTTCAGGTGCAGCTGTGACCTTGGCTGCTTTAGCTGCAGGAGCGACAGGTGCCGCCTCCAGTGCTGCAGCCTGTGCGGCCAGCTTGGCAGCGCCGATCTCAGCTGCTGCCTTGGCCTTCTCAGCCTTGGCAGTTGCAGCAGCCAGCTCCTTGTCGGCCTTGGCCATCGCCGCGTTGAATGCCTTGGTCTCAGCGTCCGCTGTCTTGAATGCAGCGGCGACCATCGCGTCAGCGGCTTTCTTGGCAGCAGCCACTTGTGCAGCCAGCACTTTCGCTTTGGCTGCGTTCTCCTTGGCGACCTGAGCGCGAGCCTTTTCGACTTCTTTCAGCGCAGCGGAGATCGACTTGACGTTCTCCGAGTGGTTTTTGGTAGCCAGCTTGATGTTGGCGAGTGCTGCTTTTTTCTCAGCGGCGGTGAGGGACTTTGGGGCTTTAGCCATGGTGATATTTCTCCGAGAGTGCTTTGGTTAGTGTTATCCCTTCGAGCTGAACTGCCCGAGAGATGAGTTTGTCGATTAAGGAACGACGCCTTTGTGTGGCGCTCTCAAGATTGAGAGCAGCCATTACTTCTTCCAACTTCAACTCAGGAAGAACGGACAGGAGCCGCCGGTATGACACCAGCGCTTCTGTTAGATACCATTTACGAACTGAGTTAGTCATTAGATTTGTTATAGGTGAAGTTTGTGGGGTGACGTACAGACTTGGTGCTTTACTTGACTTGCATCATGTCTGTACGGGATATCCCTCAAACGGGGGATTGACTTATCGGCGAGCGGCTGCCACCGAAACCTTGCCACGCACAGGTGCAGCTGGCTTGACAGGTTCGGGTGTCGGTACCGACACGGTGACTTCCTCCTCCAACATCCCACGCGCTTCGGCCTGACGAGCCATGAACGCGCCGATGGTTGCATCGTCCATCGGTTGTGGGTTGTCATAGGTGACGAAGTTCCATGTCGGGTTAGAGTTGTCGATCCCCAAGGAGACCGTCACACCAACTGGGGGCAGCTGGAACACCGAACCGACCGACTTCACGAACGCATCGAACACCTTGTTCGCTGTCACGTTCGTCTGCATCAGGAAGATCGGACCTTTGGGGTCGATGAACCCTGTGGCGTCCTCAGTCATGATCGCCAAGGTACGGACTTGCTTGCAAGCCTTCCCGTTGCCGTTGCCACCGTTGGCCGACTTGAACTCATTGGCCCAGCAGCCGTTGCAGTCACCGCACTGTGGGTCAGCGATGGATGCATAGGGCACCATCGCCTTGGGGTTGTCACCCAATGCAGCGCAGATGATGGGGCTGATCTCGCCCTTCTTGAACGCCTTCTCGTACAGGCTGTGGTGGGTGTTGAAGTCCAACACGACGGCCTTCATGGGGGCCTGAAACATGCTGCCGTTGGGCAACGTGAATGTGCTTGCATCGATCTTGACCTTCTTGGCGCTGCCCTCGGTCTTGCCTGCTTGCGCAGCGACTTGGGCCTTCAACTGGTCACGGATAGACACCAAGTTGGTGTTCGCCTTGGTCACGGTAGCGACGGCGGTAGAGGTAGCTGTTTTCTTAGTAGCCATGTTGATCTTTCTTAGATGTTAGACGTTAAAGCGAAGTAATACTCAGGGTGCGATTTGTGAAATCTTCCTGGCCGGGGATCACAACACCAAGTCCGCGCAACTCGCGGTAACCTGGAGCGGCAATTCTTTTGTAAAGCAGATGCTGGTAAGCGAACTTGTCGCCGCGCTTGCCATTGATGATGAACTTGGCGGTCTCATCCCAGTCGGTGGTGCTCGGGTTGATGGCGTAGTTCACGGAGATGCTGGCGCGCTTGCCCTCTGCTTTACGGGTGTCTTGTGCGTCGAGGAGTTCGAAGATCGTGACCGTCAGATCAGCGATATCTTTCTCAACTGCCTTGACCTGTTTGTCCAGCTCGCGCTTGTCTTCACGGAGGTCATAGATTTTGTCGGCTGCTGCGCCCAAGGTAAGGGGAGCGATGGAGACGGTGTTCTTTGCGGGTTTTGCGCGAGAGGTCTTCTCGGTTACTGCGGTCATAAGGTCCTTTGTTGTGTGAATTCTAACTACGATCTGTGTTAGATATCAGATACGAAGTGTGTTTATTTTCAACACACTCAGGGGTGACTGCTTACGCCAGTCAGTCGGCACTCGAACTACACAATTTGGCTGTGCTCGCCCGTCATCACGTGATAGTTCTCACGCCGCACCCTAGCTGACTCGGGTGCAGAATCCTGTGTTTACGGCAGTACGTTGCCAGCCCAGCAGGAGGAGTCCTACGCCGTCAGTCGGCGCGTAATCAGATACATCTTCAAAGCCTGAACGGCTTCCACGCTGGTGCCGCCGGTAAAGACGGCAACTGCGTTTTTCTTCGCTGGGTGATAGAACACCCACCGCCCACCATCGCGCCTTATTTCAAAGTCGATGATGGGCGGGTTGTCGTTACCTCGCAGGAGGTCAACCCCAGTGTTCGTTAGTGTGAAGGGCATGATTGTTCAGTAATCGTTGGGTAACTAAGAATGTCGCAAACTGTCGCTGTGCTTCTGGATAGCCGCACTTGTAGGTTGCCAGTACCGCACCAGTGAGTCGCTTAACGATGAAGTGCTTCTTCCCACGACGTACCAAGTGGAACTTGTTCATGTCGGGGCGGGATACGTACTCGTCAATTAGGATGAACGACTCAGCGGGGTACTTCATGGTGATCCATGTCTTATTTACTGTAGTTGACATCGACCTTCCCCTCAGAGTTCAGCGGGATGTCGTAGCACCAATCAGGCGCTGTCTTCATCCACTGAGTCATGACCGCGAAGCACTTGTCAGCCTGTGCATTCTTGGCGATACATGCGAATTCGTCGTGTGTGGTCATCACCACCCGGTACTTCTTGCTCGCCTGCAACATCTGCCACATGACGATGATCCGGGCCAGTGCCTGCACGATGTTCTCGTTGAGCAGGCCCGAATAAATCTTCTTGCGGATCGGCACACCTTTGAGCGTCGATGCGTATGACCACTCGGGCCAGCCTTTCTCACCGATAGCTTTCTGCAAGTCTGGATACTTCAAGGCCATGCCGTTGGGCAACCAGATTGTGTTTGCCTCCCAGTGGATCGGGCCATGAGAGCCTTCGTTTCCGGCTGCCATGTCCGCAATGATCCGGTCGCAAATCTTCCAGCCCTGAATGATCTTGTAGTTCGTCTGCCGATAAGCGTTGACGATCTCTTGGCACTTGTCCAGCTCGAAGTACACCGCTGGTCCGCCGAGTGCTCCCTTGGCAAACGTCAGTTGGAGCTTGGCAGGACCCATCATGTAGCCCAGACCAAGCACGCAGACCTTGCCAACGAATCGCTCAAGCGAATCATTCGTTGTGATCTCTCTGCCGTACACGATGTCAGCGAACTTGCAGTAGGCATCCCGGTTCTCACCGGTGGCCACGCCCATTGTCTTCTTGTCCCACTTGTCGGCGACACGAAACGACGCGGTCAAGTCGTCCTGACCCCAGAGCCAAGCATTCACCCGGCACTCGATCTGGCCGCTATCAACGACAGCGATCTTGTGACCCTTGGGTGCCATGATCGACAGGCGCAACTCCCCACCTCGTTTGAGGTTCTGGAAGTTCATCTTGTTGTTGCCCCCAAACCGCCCAGTGTGCGCCCGGTAATAGGCATACCCTATCGGAAGCGGCATCCCGTTAGCCCCCGCTGTAAGGAAGCGTTCGGCTCGGGTGATGTTCGAGGTCGACTTCACCATGATGCGCGCATCCACGAGGTTCTGGAGGCGTTCCTGACGGGCTACCATCATCTTGACTTGGTCGGGTTTGTTCAGATCGAACCCCCACTCGTCGCACATGTTGGGCATGTCGGTGAACTTGATATCGTCCTTGGCGAAGGCATAGGCATATTTCTTTTTCATGCCTTCCTCACTCTCACGCGCTGTCTTATCCAGCTTCATCCATGCTGGGCTGATCTTCCTCGGTGGCTCAATGCCCTCGGCTTTGATCAGGTCGGCAAAGCGCTCACTGGAGCCGATGATTTTCTTGACCATCAGCTCATCGCGCTCAGCTGGAGGCAGCTCGCGTTCCTTCTTCGTTTTGAGTATCTTGAGCATGTCGTACTCGTCCAGATCGACGATGCTCGACAGCAGCTCTTTGCGCTCAGTGATCTCGCGTGCCAGCTCAGCCTCAACACGTGGGATGTCGACTTTCAACACCGGGTCGCAAAACATCATCATCGTGAGATCAATCAGGCTGATCTCGTCGTCCGGCATCTTGGGCAGCATGCACTTGAACACGCGCAGCATCTCGTCGACGTCGTTGGCACAGTAGATGCCGGCTTCCGCGTTGAGTGCTTTGTTCCAGACCAGCACACCCTTGGTCTTGTCTAGGGTGCCATCAATCTTGCCAGCTCCGCCGTAATAGATGGACACGTCATTGAGGCCAGCACCGATGTCATTGCTATGGAGGCCACGGGCCATCGAAAGACTATCGTAATAAAAACAAGGACGAACTCCGTAATGATGAGAAAGGATAAGACCATCAAAAGCAGTGTTGTGGCACAGTAGGCTGTGAGTGGCCCAGTTAATTTTTGCCAGTTCGAGTTTGATGTTTTTGGCCAGTACGATTTTCGTTTTTCCATTGCCTACCTTGACGCCCATCATTTGCGCCTTAAAGCGCGGATCACGAACGTACTCGCTCGTGGACAATTTACCGAGCGTGTAGTCCGCGTCCCAGTACGTCTCAAAGTCCAGGCTGACCAGTCGCGGCCAGTCGGGTGTGTGTTGTGGGAAGTTGGGTGTCATACATGATTGTGGATAGTGGCGATGAGACCGCCTTGTTGCTTTTGTTTTTTCTTGCCCTCAATCAGAGGCTTGCGCTTGACTGACATCTGCAGCTTGTCGTCTGCAGCTTGAGACTGGAACACGTTCAGCGCTATGTGAACGGCCAGTGCTTCTTCCTCGCGCTCTTGCGTTCCGAGGTCACGCATGAGTCGGCTCAGCAAATAAGTGACTTGGCAGTGTTTCATGCTGGCCCCTAATGCTTCATTACTTTCTCTATCACCGCAAACGTCTGCGCATGCGCAACAGCGTTTCGTAATGTTTGAAAGGCAACCAGAAAACATTCTGGTGGTGGTTCGTCTTGATTGGCATGTCTGGCTATGTAGTCACACAGCTGATACATCTGGTCTAGGAGGCTATGGATCGTGGTACCCAATGCCGTTGCTTCATCGTCAGTTAAAGTCATGCTGGTTCCTTCACTTTCTTTACTTTCTTGGCCGGTGCAGCCACCGGGGGTACTGTTCCGAACAGATCGAGCAGGTTCTTCATGCGGGCGTTCTTGCCAGCCATCAGCTCGTAGGCTTTCTCATCGATCGTGTCCTTGGCCACGACGATGATCGTTTCGGTCTTTTGTGTTTGACCGATGCGGTGCATGCGCTTGCTGCCCTGCTTGAACCACTCCAAGTCATAGGTAGGCGATGCCCAGATCGTTGCGGTACCTCTGGTCAAGGTGTAGCCGTGGGCCACCGTTTTGGGATGCCCGAAGATCACTTGGTACACGCCTGCCTGGTAGCCCTTGACGATCTCGTCCCGAGCCTTGTCGCTGGTTTCACCATCGAGTACGGAGTAGCTGATGCCGCGCCCATGTGCTTCCTTGATCAGCGCATCCCGCTGGTGCTTCCACAGGAAGATCACCAGGCTGTGCTTGCGTTGCTCAACGAGGTCGATGATCATCTCGTAGCGGGAGGTGTCGATCACCTGATACCCGCCGAGGCCGTCATAGACCGCACCGGACGCCACCTGCAGCAGCTTTGTCGCCACGGCAGCCGCGTTGATTGCCAGGATCGCCGGGGACTTACCGCGCAGGGTCAACAGCTGGCTGGTTTCCAGCTCAAGATAGCTGCGCATCTGCTTGGGTGTCAGGTCGTAGTCGACCACATACTGATGGTTCGGCGGGATGTCGACGCAGTCCTCGAACTTGTGTCGAATGACGATGTCAGATAGCAGACTAAAGACAGCTTCTTCAGCGCCTTCTTTGTCCGTCCACTTCAGTGCGTTAGCGTTGCGGCCCACTTGGGTAGGAGTGCAGACACTATCTCTAAATCGGTAGAACGAGTTCCCCAATCGTGCACCGCCATCAAGTATGTATGCTTGGTGCCATACGTCCGTAATAGAGTTGCTGTTTGGCGTGCCCGTAAGGCAGCAACGATTTCTGAAAAATCCAGATATCTTCGCGACTGCTTTCGACCGCTGGCTGGTGTGGTGTTTGTAGGCAGTGGACTCATCGATAACAAGTTCATCGAACCGTTTGAAGAAAGCAGGCTTTTGCTCTGCCAGCCACTTGACTGCGTCGACGTTGGTGACGTAGATGTCTGCTTCGGCTTCGAAGGCGGCGGCTCGGTTAGAGGCATCCGCGACTGATACGGTGAGATGAGGGGCGAACTTTCGAACGTCGTTTGCCCAAACAGACCGTAAGAGAGATCGAGGTGCAAGCACGAGCATCGCGCCACTTCCTGCAGCTCGTCGTCTGGCGAATCCCATGATTCGGACGAATGTCTTTCCAGTTCCTGGATCGGAACAGTCGAAAACCAAGGGTGTACTCGCATTGTGTTTAAGAGATTGAGATTGGTGCGTAAAGGGCTTAGTCATACGTGCTCTGTGTTAGGTTGCCGGGTTGTGCGTTCCTTGCCCGGCGCAAGGCGGAGGAAAAGGAAGTAGCGGCGAAAGGAGTTTCATAAAAGGACCGCTACCTCCGCTGGTTGGGGTCAGGACGCACCCTTAGTCCCGCCAGCTACGTGTCTCCCCTTTCGGAGACTGAGTGTTCTATGCCTTTCGTACGCCTACGGCGCAGTGTCCTGAGTGCTCGGGGCCATACAGACACCATTGGCAGCTGTACTTGTTTGGGTTGGCAGGCCACACTGAGCAGCCTGTGATGTCGGCACCCTGCCTGTCATATGTGCGCCGGTAGCGCAGGCTCTGTTCGCGGGTGTAGGTCTTGGATGTTGTCTCGCCCTGGTCGACGTACCACAGCTCAGCCTGAACTGTCTCCAGCTCCGGGTAGCGCAGGAATGTGACTAAGGCGTAGAGCTGGAGCTGTTGATCATGCTTGACCTCGTTGCCCCACTTCTTGCCGCTCTTGTAGTCGATGACTATGGCCGAGTCAGGGGATAGGTGTACCAGTACGTCGAGCTTGAGTCGGAGCCAGGCTTGGTTCCATTCGGCGATGTCCCAGTCTTTGGACATGCCCCAGTTGCCTTCGAGTTCAACAACGCCTTCGGTGTGCAAGTGGCGGAGGAGGTCAATCTTGAGTCCAAAATGTTTCTCAGCTTCGGGGGCCAGATCGTCAGAGTCACCGCGCACATACAGCTCACAAGAATCATGGATACGTGAGCCACGATCATTAGCATGCTCGGTCTGTCCGGGTTTGAGAGGCCGGTCGGGTTCGGGGATTTTCTGCTCATGTTTGAGCCAGAAGTATTTTCGACATTTTTGAAAATCTCCAAGTTTGGAGAAGCTCCATGAATCAGCCATGTAGTGCTTTCTAATTTAGTTCGAACTACGATGTTAGACGATTTCGCCGTCTTCATTGAATTTTTCTTCGGTTAAGTACTGGTCGATACACTCGTCCGAGGTGAGGTAGTCGTGCTCAGCTTCGAGGTTTTTGTAAATCCAGTCAGCGAAATCACGCATGAGTTGTTGGACGTCTCTTTCGAAGGCGTCGCCGAAGGTGTTGCCGTCGCTCATCCCATCGTCATCGTCTGCATGGAGGTTGACGTCCATCGTCCCCGAGTGCGAGTACCTTCCCGACGTCGTGATCGACGCGCTGAACGGCAAATACCCCATGAGCCTGCGGGTCAGCTGTAGCACTGTCAGTTCATTGGCGATGCGCAGGAGTTTTTCGTCGTTGCACTCAGTCTCAATGTTCTTGTAGGCGTCGGGCAAGAAGCTATAGCTGCCCTCGAAGCATGCTCCATCGCCTTGGCACCAGAAGCCAGAGAAGTTGATGGCAGTCTCCTGAACCTGTCGGCCCTTCGTGGTCATGCTCCGTCGGATGTCGATGTCGATTCCGATCAGCTTGCCCATACGCACCGCGTCTTCGTACACGTTGTCCCACCATTCGTAGTCTAGGTGGTCGCTCTCACGGTACTTGTCGCGGGCTTTGTCTTTGGCGCGCTCGGAAAGCTCGTCAAAGGTGTAGACAGTTTCGACTTCTTCGTCTTCTTCAATGTCGGTCATGCTAGAAACCTCTTCGTTATCTTGAGCATTTCGATGTGGTTCTTGGCGGCTTCACGGATCGTTCGTTCGTCTTTGAGATTGAGCAGGCTGCAAACATGGATGTCTGGGTAGAAGACCAACCCGCTTGAATCCATGGAGATGCATCCGTACGTGACCCGGCCAACCATCAGAGTCCAATAGCTCCGGCGGCTGGGCCACTTGATGACCCTTACCTGAGCAAGCGTGATGTTATGTTCAACACGTTTATCTTGTCGTTCACTTGTTGCCAAAATTCTTGCTCCTGTGCTCGCGGGAGATTTTCCCAACTTGACGTGTAGTGATACCGCCACTTACCGTTGTCTTTCGAAAGCTCTCCAACTCGGACACCGTCTGCGATCACGTAGTAGATCGTGCCGGTGCCCAGGATGATTTCGAGTTTGCGCACACTCAGTACCGAGATACTTCAGTCGTGAACGTGAGCTTGCGGACAGCTTCTTTTACCGTGTCGTCGATGTCGCAGTTGTCGACCGTCCTCTGCACTATGTCGATGAAGGTGCTGTTCGACTCTAAGCCGCTCATCACTGCCTTATCGAACTTGTCGGCGTTCTCGTCGATGTACTTGATGAAGTCGAAGTCGTTGGACTTCTTCGCCAGCTCCTCCTGCACGATGCGGCGGATGGCGTTCTCAAATGCTAAGAGTAATTCATTCATGCTGTTTCTCCAATTAGTTTGGTTAAGGTGTTTGAGTCATCGTGGTCGTATTCCATCTCGATAGTCCTGATGGTGCGCACGAGGTCGTAGGGGTTATTGCCTGATGCCTTGGTTTCGATGTCGGCGTCGTCTTCACCGATACGGGCAAAGCAGCAAGCGAACCTTTCTTCGCCCCCGTTCTCGTCATCAAAGGCGTCGTAGAGAGCAGTGAGGGCTTGAACGTCCTTATAGCTGTCATACCACTTCGTGCTTTTATCTTCGAACGTGATGACGATGTCCTCACCCTCGTCGATGAACCCGCACTGATCGAGGGCTTCCTTCTCGTTCTCCCCACCTGCGAGCCGGTAGGACATAAGCACTGGAAGTACATCGCCTTTCTTCCCGCGTATGGTGAACGCGACGTGTGATCTGTAGCCCATGGTCTATATCTCGATTGGTAATGTCTCGCCCCAAGGCGCGACCTGAGTTGTCGTACACACCCACATGACCGGATACTCGGGCAGGTTGCCGGTAGGGCCATACAGGTCTGTCAGGTACACCAAGCACGCAGGCTTGATGTTGTGCTCGCTCACGTAGACGAACGGTGGGCGGAAGTCGGTACCGCCGCCGCCGTGCATGTCAAATTTCAGCACGTCGTTCGGACTGAACTCATCCACGTGATTGACCTTGCTGTCGCAATAGATCACATGAATCTTCGCTGGTCGGGTGCTGTCCACGATGGCTTTGATCTCAGACCCGAACGCATTGAGCGTGGGCTGATCGATACTGCCGCTGGTGTCAATCACCACGACGATCTCGCCCATGGTCTCGCTGTACAGACTGGGCAGGAAGATGTTCTGTGACTGGAACATGCGGTTGAACCGGCTCCAGCTGTAGTCATCCTTGGCCGTCTCGGTGATGAACCGGCGCAGCACAGCTTTCCAATCGACCTTAGTCTGAGTCAGCTCGTCCACAAAGCGCTGCAGAGACTTGGGCAATCGGCCTTCGTCCTTGGCGATCTTGGCCGCTTGAGTAACAGCGATCTTCCATTCGACCTCAGCCATAGGATCACTGTCTTTGTCGGTACCGTCGCGGCAGTCGTCAAGCGGATCGTTGCCGTCCTCATCGTCCTCATCCTCTTCTTGGAGCAACGAGTAGATGTGGTCTGTGGTCATGTCCTTGTACTTGGTGTCGTACAACCAGCTCGGGATCGGCTCGAAACCGGAGTCTTTCAGGATCAGGTTGATGGCGTAGTCACCGGCCCGGTTCCATCGCCGTGGGTTGCGGTCACCACGGCGAAAGATATGGTCCAGCACGCAGTGCATGACTTCGTGCGCCACCAGAGTCTTAACCTGTGGAACGGGCAGAGACTTGATGAAGGCCGGGTTGTAGAACATGGACTTGCCATCGACCGCAGCGGTCTTGACGCTGGCGTCTTCCACCATCTTGAGGATCAGCGCAAGCATGCCGTAGAACGGCTGGTCGATGATCAGCGCTGTACGTGCCTTGGTCAGCATGTCTTTCACAGCCTGATCAATGGCTGTGGACTTGGGTAGTGTTGCGACGGTCATGCCATCTCCTTCGGTAATCTGTCATAGGGAACGGGCTGCTTGATGCGGGCACCGTACTGTTCGTACGCGTATTTGCGGAAATTGTCTGGGTGGCCGATAGTGCCCATGATCTCTGGGTACGCTTCGAAGTTCATTGGCTCGTCGAGCAGCTTTTCGATACAACGCTCCCGGTTCCAGTGGTTAGTCGTGAAATGCCGGTTGTTTCCCATCAGCCGGGCGGTCATCTCATACCAGTCCTTGTAGGGCTTGATGATCTTGCGCACCTCAGCGGCCTTCTTGTGGTCGAGTGCCCACTCGGTCTCCATCACACCAGGGTTTGTCACTGTCCAACGCGTGCAGTCCATCGCAGACGGTTCGATCATTGTCGTCTCGCGCTGGTAGTGCAGGCCGTGGGGCGTTTCGATTTGCCAGAACATCTTGCCGTGGTGGCTCACTGGTTTGCAGTTTTTGGGCTTCATCTTCCAAGCGAACATCTGGGTTGATTGGGTGTCGTAGGTCGTCAGCTTCGCATCGCCTTCAGGGTAGTAAGTGACGATGGGTGAGCCGTACAGCACACACTCATAGCCGCCCCTGCTGAGCTTGACCATGTGCATGTGCTCCTTGCGTCGACCGGCCAGCGGACGCCAAGAGGTGTGCTGGTTCTTCCACCCCTTCTCCTCGTTCCAGTGCTTCTCAGCCTGCTCGAACGAGTTGATGCTCGTCAGATCACGTGTGTCGATTGCCCATGCCATTACGGAATCCTCTGTAGAAGTTGTGATGCCGCTGCGGCAACCCTTCCACGAGTGACTGGGTTGTTGCGCAGGGTGCTTGGTGGGACGATCAGCTGATCCTGAATCTCTGTGACCAGAGCAGTCAGGTCCTTGTCGTTGGTGATGTTCAGACCGTCCATGATTGAACATTCATCCTTCACGTTCTCGATCAGGCTGTCTTTGAAAATCGCCTTCGGGTCGCTCAGTCTTTCTTCGACCTTAGATACCACGTCACGAAGACGGGAGTAGCAGGACTTCATGGCGTTGGCTTGACGCTGCACAACCTTGTTGGTCACAGAGTCGCGCAGCTCAGCCATGGCTTCCTTGCCCACGTCCACACGAAAGTCGTTGCCGTCGGGTACCGGCTCGAACTCCAGCTCGAAGCTGTACTTGTTGGCGATGTCGGCAGGATCGGGGTAGTCGCCGGGGTCGTACATTGACCCGAGGCGATTGCGTGCAGCCTGCACCTCGATGGGGTACTGGCCCACCATGGTACGCACAGCAATGTCAAACTCCGACTTCAATGCGCGTACCTCGGTGGTACAGGGCATGAAGTTCTTGCCAGGCAGGATGCGCCGACCGTCGTCGGTCCATGGCAGGGTGAAGCGGTGGTGGGCTTCACGGGCACGTCCGATGATCTTGTTGATGGGTTCGAGCAGGCCCTTGTTAACGAGGGCTTTGTTGAATTTGCCAGCGTCGTGTGCGCCGTGGGTGGTCTCGACTTCAGCCGTGACCTTCTTGTCTTGTTTGCGCCCGCCCCAGCTGCTGATGGACAGGCTGGCGAGCATGGCTTGGTTTTGGATCATGAGAACTCCTTCTTGATTGCTGCTGCAATAACTTTCTCGATACGCTCGAAAATATCTTGGGCTTCTTCGGGCAGGGCTTTGTAGTAGCCGTGCTCCATCAGAAGGGCGTCGTCTTTCCAGAACTGGTAGACGGCGAACATGCCCTTGCGTGGAATCTTTGCGAAGGGTGTGCTGCCGCCGAGGAACATCTGGTCGTCGTCATAACCACAGAACTGAGGGCATTGCTGAACGGCATCGTGGCATGCCTCGTGAAGTTTATGTGCATTCATTCTTTACCCCCGTGATTCTGTTGATGAGCTTCTGCAGCTGATGGATGTTGTTGCGGCTCTTGATCCCGCCGAACAGGGCGAGATCAAACGAGCTGGCACCCAACAGCCGCGCAGTCATCATCTTCATGGCGTGCAGCTCATGAATTGACTTCTTGCGCCGCTGGCGGGCGTTTAGTTTTTGTTCCATGGGAAATAAGACTCGCGGTGTCTGTTCTGCAGCATGTGTCTGACGTCCAGCATGCTGCGTTGAACGTGCACGTATGCCTCACGCGCACGTTCGATATGTGCAGCAGTCGCTTCAGGATGACGGAGGAGCTTGAGCATGTTCTCCTCCATCTCTTTCAGATTTGCAACAGCGTTGTTGTAAAGCTGAACCCGTTTCTTGGCTGGTGTGGAGAACATTACGCCAGCATGGACTGGTTCTTGAGGCACCAGTTCATATATTCCTTAGTACCGGTCAGCTTCTCGTCGCGGCGGATCGCACTGCGCACGAAGATCGCTTGAAATTCAACAGGGAGTCTTGTCATGTATGTCATGACGCGACCGATGTTGTTTGTCGTGACCTTCGGATGCAGCGCCTCGCTTACCGCATACTGAGCCGAGGTGTTCGCTGGCAGCTTGGCACCATCTGGATCGAGCAGAATCTGCTCAACCGTAGGCATGCCGTGCAAGTTCTTGCGGTGAATCAAGAACTGATCAGCAACGCCTTGACCGATGGTTCCACGGATGTACTCCATCTCGATGTGCGGCGCGTGGTTCTTCTTGACGATCTTGTCAACGAAGCTCCAGCTGCGAGGTGTCGGGAACGCCCGTGGGTTCGAGGCTGCATCGAAGCAGTGCAGGTGGCTCGGAAAGGCCCGCATATAGCTGCGCACATCCAAGTTGATGCCCTTGTCCTGCGACCACACGTTCCAGTCCTCGTTGGACACATCGAAGTCCACGTGGATGAACCTGTTGGCCAGCGCTGAGGGCTGAGCATGAACCACAGCACGGTCACCGGCGCGGTTGCCCGCAGCAATGATCTTCCAGCCGGGTGGCAGCTCATAGTCGCCCAACTTGCGGTCGAGCACGAGCTGGTAGGCCGCTGCCTGCACAGACTGAGGTGCCGCATTCATCTCGTCGAGGAACAAGATGCCCTTGCCCTTCTTGGGCAGAAAGTTCGCAGGCAGCCACTGCATCTGTTTCTTCACCTGATCGAGCGTAGGGAAGCCCTTCAGGTCGATGGGGTCCATCAAAGACAGGCGCACGTCGCGCAGCTCGTACTTGTTGTCTTCGGCGATGGTGCGCACGATGTCGGACTTTCCAACTCCGGGTGGTCCCCAGAGGAAGATACCGATGTCGTCATCGAGCTGCTTGGGCAGGCTGGTTCGAATGTCTGACGGCTTCATACTGATGCTCCCAGTGCACGTTTCAGGGCCTCAAGCTCAGTGAGCTTGCGGGGCATGTACGTCGGATCGGCGTTGATCTTGGCCGGGTCGAAACCGAACCGGTCGTATGCGCGCTGTTGGCGGATTCTCTTCTTCATGGCGTTAGCTCCAAAGATTTGTCTAAGTTAGTTGTTAGACGGTTGATGAAAAGGTTTCTTGCGTGGCAGTGGTGCCCACGCTTGCCAGTCGGTGCTCTTACCGTCATAGGAGCCGTAGACGAGCACTCCTCCGGGGTTGAGCAACTGGACTTTGACGCCTGTTGGGCAGGTGCCCATCTCTTGCAGGTAGACCTCATTGGCCACTGCTACGGCTTGGGTCTGGTTGATGGTGTGGGTCATGATGGCTCCGGTTCCTCCACACCTTCAGGCACGTCTTTCCAAACGAGTTGTGACCAAGCCCAGTTGTTTCTGTAGCCCCACTGTTGCTGCAGGATGCGAAAGCTCCCACGCCTGACAAAACGTAGGTGTCCGGTTAGTTCGAGTTTCATGTCGTTCGCTCCAGTGTTGCCAGCTTCGCACGGAGCTGTTCGTTCTCCTCAATCAGCCCGAGGATTGTTTCCGGCGAAGCTGCTTCCATATACGCCAGCTTGACTTCTTGACACAGACAATCAGGATCAGTGCAGAACTCTCGCGAGTCGTAGAGCACGCTCAGTGCTAGCTCCTTCAGCTCACTCACGTCAGCCACCCAATCCCCGGTTCTTGCCGCATGGGTTGAGGCCCCAGCTTTTCGAACAGGCGGATAACCCCAGTCACCACCATCGCTCGTGCTCGTGTGGCGTTGCCCGACGTAGCGTTGACGTAGTCTCTCAAGACTTCGTCGGCGTAGTAGTCCACAGCGACCATGAGGTCGTCTGCTGTCATGTCTTGTTTGATATTCATTTCCGACTCCTGAAAAAGTGCTCGAACGCCAGATACAAGGCAGCTGGCGCGAGGATGGCCGTCACTACGGCAATGCGGATGCGCTTCATGGCACCATCTCGTAGAACCAACGCTGATCTGCTGACCAGCTGCGTTTCACCAGACCTGACTTGATCAGGCTCACCAACAGCGACTGCGTGCCGTTGGGTGTGCGGCCACACCGCTCGGCCAGCCTCGTGAGCATCATCCCTGGTTGTTCCTCCAAGGCGTTGATCAGTATCTGTTTGTGTTGATCAATCAGCGACAGCAGCGCATCGTTAACGATGTAGTGCTGCCACACACCATCTTCTGCAACACGGGTGATCCGGCCACGCAGGCGCAGGCTACGAAGGATTCGGCCTATGCCTCTGTCCTCCATCTGCAGCAGCGGCTTGAGCTGTGCAACCGTCGCGCCGGGATTGTTCTTGATGAAGGCCAGTGTTTCAACCTTGCGGTTGGTCACGTGTTTGATCGACTGAGGTGCGTCGGTGACGATTACGCACTTGGGTTCTGGCCGATGTTTGATGAAGGGGTTTATGCCCCCAACGAACGATGACTGAATCATGCTACCTCCATGTGGGTGATTTCATAGTCAGCATTGCCGCCGTAGTCTTCGACAGCTTGATCGAGTGCTGTGTAGTGGGCCTCCTCGGCCCGGGAGTCTTCTATCTCGTAGGTGATGTAGGAAGAACGACGTACCACGACCTTAAACTTTTTGGGTGGTAACTTGAAACGAGAATCGTTGTTCATAGTCCCTCCGGTTGCTTCGCATTGACGCGCATGAGCAGGTTCTTGACCTGTATGCGCTTGTGCTCGATCTCTTCCAGATCGTCGGCGTACATGATTGCGTCTGGACAGGTCGCTGCTTGGTTGTGCAGCTCATCGAGCGCGAGGCTCAACGCTTCGCGCACGATGGCCAAGTTCTTCCCTGTGAAGTTCATAGTCCCTCCGGTACCTGATGTGGTGTGCCGCAATTGGCACAGAAGAAGCGCACTGCGTTGTCGTGGTCACTAGGACGAGGATGGCCGTAGGACGGGACGAAGTTGCGGTCTTCGTCGAAGCGGCATGGGCTGTAATGCGTCATGTCCTTGGCGAGCACGAAGTCGCTGATGTCGCAGTTCGTGCAGGTGCCGTCTTTGTTTGGTTTAGGCAAGGCCATCATCTTCCCCTTGGTAAGTACACGGCGCATGTGCCGCCAGGAATTTCGTCGTCCATATGTTCATGTGGGCCGTAGTACCAAGCCTTGTTCTCGGGAGCGTTAAGCTGAAGCCTGGCATGGTTGATGTGGCTCAACTCAGTGAGGCCCGCCTCGTAACCGTCAACCACGACCATCAGGTCGGGATCGCAGTCTTTGAGGAGGTCGATGAGTTCACCGACTTTCACGATATGTACCCAACGATGGCAATCACTGCGATGGCTACGAGGATTCCGACAACGATGAACACAGCGGTGCGCATGTCCTCGGCGTGGATCAGGGGATCGAAATCTTCGACCCAGCGCAGGGACTCTTGGTTATGCTTCTTCATACTCTTTCTCCGTGGTTGATTGTTCGATACCTTTGCCACCGCAGCTGCGGCAGCTTGATCCGTCATACATGCCCTCACCACTGCCGTTGCACGTGGCGCACATGGGCGCTTCGTCGAGCGTGGTGGTGTAGTCAGCGATCAGGTCGTTGCCCGCCGTGATCAGTCGTTCTTCGATGTTGTTGAGATCGTCGGCGGAGACGCCTTCGACTTCCTCTGGAGTCCACAAGATCGTAAAAAAACCTGCTTTACGCAGGCGGGCGAGGATGGTAAATGCTTCACCTTGTGTCATGACGTAGTTCCTTCACTGATGTATGCCCGTAGGCGGGTTATTCGTGCCTGGTTGTAGTCGGCACTGGACTGCGCCCACTCGATACCGGAGTGAGCGATGAGCAGGCTATGTTCAGCTTCGGCCAGTTCTTTGGCTGCCACCTGCAGCAGGGAGGGCCGGGTGAATAAGTGTTTAAGCCAGTTCATTGAGTGCCTTCTTGAACCCAATCATGGATGCATAGGTTTTGAATCCATAAGTCTTGGCTATCTGTTCGTAGCAGTGACCGATCTGCTTCCCGGTTTCTTGCTTCATTTTGTGCGCCATGACTTTGAGTTCCTGTTTGGTAGGTAGATCAGTCGTGTCCACGTGCGATCTCCCGAGCCTCACGGCGTTTGGCCTGGCGTTTCATCAGCACACGAGCACGGGCTGCGTACTTGTTGCCGGACATAGGAGCACAGCACGGGCAGCTCATGCCGCCTGGGCCGACCAGGGTGTAGCGTTTGTAAGAGGATTTCATTCCGCCTCCGTCCAGCCATACGACACATCGTTCATGATGGCGAGCACCTGTTCAGGTGTGAGCTGTTGTATCGCTGCGCCGACGAATCGGGTCAGCACGCGGACCTTGGCTCCCATCGCTTCGAGCTGACCATCGTGATAGTCAGGAGCAGCATCTATGACGCCGTCGATTGCTTCTTTTACGGTCATAAATTTGGTGTTGTCTTGTTTGAGGTTCATGTCAGGTTCCCGAGTGATTTGAGATGACTGTGATCACTGCCTGGGCGCATGGGCTGGTTCGTGTGATCACCGTCGCCTGTTTTGTAGCTGGTGTGTTTCCACCATGCAGCTTCCTGGGTGTGAGGTTTGGCGTACACCTCTGTGGTGTAAGGAGCTGGATTGGGGGAGTTGTATTGAGACTCGCGCATCCGAAGAATGCGCTCTGTCTTGGCGGCTATTGAAGCCGGGTGGGGGTTTAGGTTAGACATCGTTGTGCGATCTTAGTGAGATGTTAGATCAAGGGCTAATTGAAAGTAGCTATTGATTTGGCGAAGGTCATCGTATCTTTCGTACGTTGCTCACAGGCTGTGACTGTGTGGCGGGTTTGGTCGACATGTCATTGAAGTGAGTCTTGATCAGGCTCGCTATCGTGATCGGGTTTTTCCATGTCGTCTGGATGCCGCGCACGATCTTTTGTGCAATGCTTACCGGCTTGATCTCGATCTGACGATGACCCAGGTACTTCGAGAAGGATGTCGGGCTTGGGTTCATACCTCCGACTGTGTAGTCGAAGATAGTGAACAGCTCATCTCTTGAGACATTGCATGTACCATCTGGTTTGGTTCTGACGAGAATGTCGTAGAGAGTTCTTCGATACCCGGATACTTTGGCCAACTTCTGCATGTCTGTTTTATATTTATCGTCAGTCGGTAACTGATCGATGAAGTAGGGCAGATCGCCTTCGATGAGTGCAAAGGCGGTGGATTCAGCAGTCGTTTGAGACAGCGCAATCAGGGTCGTCCTGGCTGCATTGTCTAGCGGAGTGGCTGCTGCTTCCTTATCCACTGCGTAGCCCATGAGGTAGCTATGGAATGACTGAAGTTCATCTTCTATCGAGTCGAGCCATTCGTCAGTTGGTTTAGGGAAGGGTAGTGCCTGGTATGGCCCCACATTAAACCGGCGATCGTTCTTGGGGATGTTGACGGGGTCTGCCTTGTTGCTTGCGAATATCCAATTCGTGAAATTATTCACCGGGTAGGAGTTTTTCATCATCGATCTGATCATTGCTGTCGCATTGGTGATCAGGTTCTTCATGGTGGCGATGGCTCCTGATTCATCCTGCAAAGCGCTGGTTTGTATCTCGTCAATGAAGACAATGAACTTACCTTCCACGAAGTCAGTCCACTTCTCATTTAGCTCACTAGAACGCTTCATAACCGTCTGATTGACCCCGAATAGGGGTGCCAACACACGCTCAAAAAGGATGCCCTTGCCGGTGCCTTGTGTGCCCTGGAATACCCATGCTGTGCGGGTACGGGTACGGTTCTGAGCGATGCAGGCCACCCAGTTCATAAAGTGCTCGATTGCCTCGATGTCGTCGGCCAGGATATGACTGATGATGGAGAAAATCTTTGGCGGGCATTTGGTGACTTTCTTGATTTGTTCCTTCATGTAGACAGTGCGCTCGAATGTGTTGACTGTGCGGTTGTCGAAATCAACCCTGACTGCATCATCCGGGTTGAAGGACATCGTCCATTCAGGGATGTTGTTTCCTAAACGCAAACCATTCGCATCTGCGTACTGACGAACCATTGATTCGTTCTTGGCAGGAAGGATATCGAGGACATCTGCATCCGGGTCGTAGGTACCACGGTAGTAGGTACTGGTGAAGCGCTCAAGGAAGGCCAGATGAATCAGGCCAGTGGATGTGACGCGGTACGCCTGTGTTTGAAGAGACTCCCAATATGCGGGGAGGAGTTCCTTGGTCAAGTAGACCGGCTCGCCCTTGAAATTGAAGATGTAGTCGGGATTATTTTCCGGGTGGTAGTAGGCCCAGCTGTCCCCACCATTGATGTTGAAGTAGACGAACCCTCTGTCTATCTTCATCTCGGTTGCGATGCACTCGCCTGGTTTGACTAGCACCTCATGTGGGCCGACGATCTTGTAGGTGAGTTTGCGTTTGGGCAACCCATCTTGATCACGGAGTTCAAGCACACGAGCGTCTGTCAACGCTCGGTTCTGATCTGTGCCGTTGATCTTGCAGTTGAGGTCGAATGTGTCTTGTGCTTTCTTCACCAGGCTGACGCGGGGTTGCTTTCCAAGCGGGTTTCTAATCCCCTTCAAGACAGGGTCAGAGATGTAGATAAGTTTGTCGGCCTGGCATGCTGTGATGTCCAGGCCCCAGAGTAAAGAGTTGCCAGTCTTGGTGAGCTTCTGGTGAGAGCGAAGGATCGCTGACTCATGGTTCTTTTGTATCAGCCATTGCTTGATGAGCGGAGCACTCATCGCTTTGGACAACATGACGAACACGTGGCAGCGCAGTGAGTTGTTGGAGATGCCCATAGAGCCTGACCATTGCAGGATGTACGAGACATCTTTCAACCCGATGGAATTGAGGACGGTCTCAACAGTGAGCACTGCTGTCTGCGTGACTTGGGTCTTGGCACCAGTGGCAGGGTCTGCTTGCTCAACGGTGTAGCTGTAGTTGGGATCGATGCCGTCGATGTCGAGGCAGAGGAATTCAGTTGTTGCGTTGCGATCAGTTGAATCTTTGCGTGACTCTTTGATCAATGGCCTGAGCACATTGCCCTTTAGCAGACAGTTGCCGAGCTTTGCGTGCTTAGTGATTGCAGCCATGAAACCGGGCAGATCAGTCACGTCTTCACTGATGCTTGAGACCTCCCACACATTCGGATAAGACGTTTTTTCAACGGTTCCGTCAGGGAGCTTGTTGTATGACTTTGTGAGTGGAACAGAAGCGTTCAGGAAAGTTAGCTGCATGGTAATGCCTTTAGATGATTAGACGGACATTTTAGAGGTGTTCACCTCTGTAAGTGTGTAAGCACAAAAATTTGCCATTTCTCCTCTGAAACTCTATCTTTTATACTATATTTATTACACTTACACGGGGGGGGGGGGGTGTTACTTTTTCGCTATTGTTTCTATAGCGGCCCATAAAGGTGAGTGAGGACAAATCATGTGTTGGTCACCTGACCAAAAAGGAAACAGCGGCAGCCACCCAGTGGTGGTCTGCCTGTGTGTTTAAGCCGTTTCTTTAGTGAGGTGATCGATGTGAGCCTTCAAGGCTTTGTCGACTTTCATCGAACAGCTGTCGATATCGTCGAACTCGTTCTCTGTGAGCCAGAAGTAATCCTCTGCCCACGTGGCGAGACGAAGTGCTGCATCGCGTGCTGTGGTGAGCAGCGTGAGCTTGATGCGGTTGGGCAACTCGTCAAATTCGTGAGTGAGTTCGATTGGGAGCGCAGCTTTGCTGGCCAGTCGGTACAGCGTGTTCACTGTAGGTTGCTGCTCGGTGAGGAATCGGCTGGTGTCAGCAGCTTTCTCTTCTTTGCGAGCAATAGTCTTGCGAACCTTCACAGCCTTTTGCTCCTCGTCGAGTCCGTAGGCATCAGCACTTCGCTGTGCACGTTTGATGGCACGACGTTGAGCCTCCGGCTTTACCTTCAACTCGATAGGTGTGAAGAACACCTCGTCGATATCAGGAATCTCATAGTCCTTACCGACACCATCCTTGTCGAAGGTCAACCCGGTGAGTTTCTTGGCAAGGGTGTGCCACTCATCACGCATTGGGTTGAGGTGTTGGATGTTGGATATGCATCCACCTTGCTCGCCACCGGCTTGCGTGGAGAGGTACTCCTGCATCACTTCGCCAGCAATTGCTGCTTCGAGGTCGTTGAATTCATCAATGCCTTGACGAGTCAGTTCGGGTTTCAACTCTTTGAGGAGTTCACGTGCCTGCTGTTGGAGCAGAGTGTCGATGCGCCATGCGATTGACGTCGCCATTTGTGCAGCGATTTCAGGATTGATGGTTGTTTTAACAAAATTGTGCAAGTCCATGATATTTCCTTTGAAGTTAAATAGAGTCAGGGTGAGGGATTTGTCCGAACAAGATTTTCTGTGCCATGGTCTCGGTGCAGCGGAGTTGCCGTGCGAGTTCCGTGGTTTGACGTTCAATCAAGGTCGAAGGTTCGTTGTCATCATCAGATACGTCGGTTTGGCGTTCTAACCAGTCAGTGAGACTGATCATGCGTTCGCGACGTAGTTTGATCTTTGAGCTTGTAGCCATGTTTTTCCTTTGGGTATATTCCGCTTTTACGTGGAGCGGATGCACGGACGTGACAGATTGGTCTTGTCCCTCTGCAGCACTGTTGCCAGTAAGAATGGCAGGCTCGCGCAACATCAGTTCTTACCTGACGTTACTTGAGACAGTGGAGAGGGTTGAGATCGTGGTTGCGTTGTCGTCGAGCGCGGGCCTCGGAGATATCGTCGGCCGTGGGGTGAATGTCGATGAACCAACATTCGTGGCACCTTGCGCTTGCAGCCGGTGTGCGCTCTCTTTGATGGCAGGAGCAGCCAATACTAACGGAGAGGTTTCATCGAACTCCTTTCAAGTAGTTGCGGGACGTTTATGGATCTCGTTTCGTGGATCAAACGGTTGATTGCTCAACACCAGTTCGGTGGGCCAGTGGTAGGTTTCATTAGGGCTGATCTTTCGATCTGCGTTCGGTAAGCAACGCCCATAGGTTCCGATGCCAGTCTTTGCCCTATCCGCGAGCGCTGGCTCTATCGCGGTAGTGATGGGAGAGTTGTTGTCCCTTCATGCTGCGCTCTCATAAAGCGCAGTGTTGAAAAGTCCTACAGTCGTTTGATCGCTTCTGTTTGAGCAGCGATCTGTTTCATCAGTCCTGCAATCACGTTAATGACTGCAGTGCTATCTGCTGTGAACGAGCAGTTCTCATCTTTGAATCTGAGAATCTCGTTGCCTTCGTCGTCCTTGATGGTGGTTAAGAACTCTTTGTAGGCGATGGTGATTTGCATGATTTCCTCCTAATGAATAAAAAGCCGAAAGCCGAAGCAAACCGAGCGCGTAAGCGATCGGAATGAATTCAGAACGTGGGCGGTAGAGGCACCGGGTCAGTGCCGTGTGTGTACGAGTGCAATTCGTTGTCGAACTCGTACTGCGGTGTGATGCTCCAGTCACGGCCTGTGAGCGACATCCCATAACCGAGAAGGATCAAGCACCGCATGTCCGTGTTGTCAACGTGCCAACCGCTGACATGTAGCGTGTAGATTGGTTTGACACGTTGACCAGCGACGTGCAGTTTGTAGGTTGGTTCGAACATGTTCAATACCCCCTTGTTGCAGCACGGTTGAGCAGGTACCGGCCAGTCTGCGGCCAATACTCTGCTTTGCCAATGCGGTTGTCTGTGCCCGCCCAGGTGTTGCCATTCTTGTTGACGAACCAGAACTCTTCGAGGTCAGCTGTTGGACTGACCCATTTGAAGCAACGCGAGTTCTTTGCGCGAGTTGGAATTTCCCAGCAGCCGTCGTTGCGTAATCCTTGGATCACGACTGCTTGTTTATCGAGTGTCATTTGGTATCTCCTAGTTGGGAAGCATGAGCGCTTCATACTGCACGCTCATAACGTGCAGTGTTGAAGAGTTCAGTGAGCCATCAGGTGTGATGGTTGGCGGCGCAGGAAAGCATCAGCTGCTTCCTGTGTGTAGAACAAGTGAATGTTCTCGCTGCCTGTACGTTCGTTGAATGTGTACACCTCGAACTCGGGTGCAAATTTAATAAACGCGCATGCGGTTTGGTTGTGTCCCTGATCGGGGCAGGACACTAATACGCAGTCGATGCAATTGTCCATTTCATCCTCCAGTTGCCATCAAGATGGCGGTTAATAAAAAGGCCGCGAAGATGCAGCCGTTGACAACGATGCGGTCATGCTTGTGCATATAGCTCCAGTTCTTGTTTCTCGAACTTTGTGAGTTCGTGTTGCGCCTTGTCGGCGAGGGTGATGATGTACAACTCATACTGCTCATCGTCGAGCAGTTCCTTCGCGCTGTATTTGATCCACCCATGCTTGAAAGTCTCGCCATGTGTGAAGTATCCGAAGATGTGTTTTGAGAGCCACATTGCGACGGGCGACATGATGAAAGCAAGCAACGATGCATTGGTTCCGGCAGCTCCACTGCCCCAATGCACGTAGAGGTTTGCGGCCAAAATAAATGCGTGTAAACATCGCACCGCGACCTTATTTCCGAGCATCTTGCCGCGCATGCGAGGACTCAAAAACAATCCGATGAACACGATCTCTGCACCAACACTAATGAGTGCGAATGCGAGTACGACGAGTAAAAATGCAACGCCCATACGAGTGCTCCTATTTCTATAGCATGGCGAACTTGCCACAATGCCCAAAGGGCCACCTACCTCGCGGTAGGTGTTGGCGCTTCATTCGCCGAGGTAGTAGTTACTACCTTCGTCGTCGTACACGGGGTAGCCGTACTCTTCATCGTAGGAAGGGGTCGGGGCCACGGGCGTATCGGCTAAGCGCTCGACTGAACGATTGCCGCAACGTGTTTTCATCCAGCGTTGGCCACCGCGCACGAAGTACGTCACCACCGGTGCTGGTACTTCGCGTTTGAGCGCCAGCTTCGGTGTTGCAGGCGCTTGGGGCTTTGGGGTTGAGAGCGAAGCCACGAGGGCTTCGAGGGCTACGATACGTGCTTCGAGGGAAGCGACAGTTGGTTTGGCCATGGCGTTCTCCTAATCAATATAAGGCCCGTAAATAGGTACGAGCAAACCTTGGTGTGCCACCCTGCTAAGGGAAGCACGAGGGCACCCCAACCCCTGTTGGTGGTGCGGTCGTGTTACGCCTTCGCAGGCACGGCCTTTGCGGGCTTGATCGGCGACGAGATCGCTTGAACAGGCTCGGGTGCAGGCAACGCAAGTCGTGATGCGGCGATCTGAGCGCGCAGTGCAGCACGGGCTGCATCCTGCGCTGCGAAGTCGACGACACGCTTGGCAGCGAGTACTTCGTTCTTGGCAGTGAAGTCGTCAGCTAAGACAGTGAAGAAGTCACCACCGTTGTTGATAACGCCGTTGCCAATACGAACAGTCTTATCCCAAGACCAAGCGCCAACCGTGGCTGTACCACGGGCGAGAGAAGTACCGATGGACATGATGTCCTCCTAGTAAGTGTTGATGAACCAAAAAGCCAAAGCAAACCGAACGCGTAAGCGGTCGGAACAAACACACGAAGAGCGAGGAGCAACGAACCACGAGGACGCAGCAGCGCAACCACGAAGTCCAGATGGCCTAGCACGAAGAGACTCCTTTTCAGCTGTGGTCGATCACGAATCCGAAGTGGGGCGGTCTTTGGACGCGGCCATATAGAGGGACCCACGAGACCGTAAGTTGAAAATTTTTATGAAAAATTTCTGGGAGCAAATATCTAACGTCTAAGTTAGAATCCCCAACCATGGCCACTAAAACCCTGACCAAGTCCCCTTACTCTCAAATCAAACGCCACGGCGGTGAGCGCGGCGTAGAAGTCGCCCGCGCCAAGGGCAAGTCCAACTCCTCAGCCGCATCCGCTGCGCTCATCGACCCAAACAAACCCCTCACTGAAAAGCAGAAGGAGTTCGTCAAGTGCTGGGCCGAAGGTGAGTCGGTCACCTCTGCATGTATCCGTGCCGGGTACTCAGACCACAAACTAGCCTACCGGCTCGCCCGCATGCCGCACGTCCTGGCCCTCAAAGCCCAGTACGAAGCCAAATGGCAAGAGGCCGGGCAGATGACTCGCCAGAAAGTCATGGATGGCATGCTGGAGTCCATCGAGATGGCCAAGCTGATGTCCGAGCCTGCCTCCATGATCTCGGGATGGCGGGAGATCGGAAAAATCTGCGGCTACTACGCGCCGGTCGAGCATCGGGTGAAGGTAGATGTGACCGGCAACATCATTCTCGACAAGTTGAACTCCATGACCGACGCCGAGCTGCTTCAGGTCATCTCTAAAAACGAACTCCCACTACTTGAGGACATCACCGATGTACCAGACGAGCTTGATTCGTGAACTGATGAGGCTGTCCGACGAGCCGGGTGGCCCGGCACTGTTGGAACAGAAATTCGACGATGCCCTTCTGGGCGTGTGTACTCGGGCCGGTGGGCTACACGTCGCCGCCTACGAGCGCAGCCGTGTGATCGACGTCCTGGCCCGCGACATGCCTCGTGAGGATGCCGAGGAGTGGTTCGAGTTCAACATCCAGAGCGCGTGGATGGGTGAGGGCACTCCAGTGTTCGTCGACACCAGGCCGTTCGAATGAGTCATGCCGCTGCCCATAAGGAGCTGGCCTCAAGGATTCTGTCCCGGCGCTCCCTCTTGCCGTTCGTGCAGCGGCTCAATGAGCAGTATCTGGCCGGGTGGGTCCACGAGGACATCTGTCGGCGCTTAGAAAAATTCTCCGACGACGTGGCAGCCAAGCTCTCCCCAAGGCTGATGCTGCTGATGCCCCCGCGATCAGGTAAATCTGAACTCTGCTCCCGTGCTTTCCCGTCCTGGCACCTGGGCCGAAACCCGGATCACGAGATCATCGCCTGCTCGTACAACGTCTCTCTGGCCATGACCTTCTCCAAAAAGGTCAAATCCGTGCTGGAAGACCCCAATTACCACCCTGTTTTTGATGCCCGGCTCGACCCGAACGATAAGTCAGCTGAGGAATGGAGCCTGCAGTCCAGTAAAGGGGCCTACGTGGCCGCTGGAGTGGGCGGGGGCATCACGGGGAAGGGTGCCCACCTGCTGATCATTGACGACCCGTTAAAGAACGCTGAGGAGGCCGACAGTGCTGATATCCGAGAGAAGCTTTGGGACTGGTATGGATCGACCGCGTACACCCGGCTCGCACCGGGCGGGGGCGTATTGGTGGTGCAGACTTGGTGGCATGACGATGACTTGGCCGGTCGACTCCAAAACGCTATGTCGAACCCTGACGCCGATCAGTTCACCGTCGTCAAGTACCCCGCCATCGCCGAATCAGACGAATACCTCGACTACGACACAGACCTGATCGTCTACGAACCTCCCGAATCCGGCAAACTCCTGCGCAATAAGGGCGAGGCTCTGCACCCGGAGCGCTACGACCTGAAGATGCTCAACCAGATCAAGACCACGATCAGCCCACGGTTCTGGTCGGCCCTGTACCAGCAGAACCCGGTGCCCGATGACGGCAGCTACTTCCTCAAAGAGAACTTCCGCCGGGGAGGCATCCCTGCCGTCGAGCGCAGTAACGTGTTCATCGCCTGGGACTTCGCCATCAGCGAAAAGAAGCAGAACGACTACACGGTCGGCACGGTCTTACTCCAAGACGAGGACGACACGCTGCACGTGGCCGAGCAGATCAGGTTCAAGTCAGGGGACGCGTTTGCGGTGGTCGATGCTATCTTACGTCTAAGTAAGAAGTGGTACACTTCCGGCCAGCGCCTCGGCTTCGAGGACGGCCAGATTTACCGTGCCATCGAATCTCTACTGAAGAAGCGCATGAGAGAACTGAACTTCTACCCCGCTACGCAAGTCCTTAAACCGATCACGGACAAGTTGGCGCGTGCCCGCCCGCTCCAGGGCCGGATGCAGCAGGGCCGGGTGAGCTTCAACTCCGACCAGAGCGCCGAGTGGTACGACACATGTCGCCTGGAGATGCTGAGGTTCCCCGCCGGAGCACACGATGACTGCGTCGACTCCCTGAGCTGGGCCACCCAGATGGCCATCGGCGCGCAACCCCCACGCCGCAAGGCAGAAAAAGTCCTCCCCAGCTGGCGAGACCGCATAACCCGCAACTCTGCCAAGGGCAGTTTCATGTCAGCATGAACAACCTCAACCGCACCCCCAAGTACCTTAAGCTGCGCGACGGCGGACAACCGCTGCCCGGTGCAGCCCCAGGCCCGTTGGCCCAAGGGCCGACGAGTTCGCAGTTCTGGGGCGCACTCGGGCAGGGAGTTCGGGATACCGCCGCGCCGATGGTGCAGGAAGTACAACAATTCCACGAGGATTACCCGGCTGTCGCACAGGTCGCGCAACTCGCATCATCGCCACTGAATGTTGCAGCAGGGGTTTACGGTACAGGCAAAGCGCTGCTCGAAGGTGACAACGTCGGTGCTGTGACTTCCGCACTTGGGGCGATCCCAGTGCTGGGTAAATATGCCGGGCAGTCTGTCCTGGCCGGAACGAGGCGCTCTATCGGTCAGTTCCAGCAAGTGAACGCAGCGGGTATGCGCCCTTCGATGGACATGGTGGGTCAAGCTGTCGGTCGGATGGTCCCCGATGCGGGCACGTTAATCCAGGCGAATGAACTTGGCCAGTCGACCTACGGCACCGCCGCCACATTGCGGGGTAGACCCTACGGAGGTAACTAGATATGTCCTGCCCAGAATTCATCTCCCAGACCCTCGCCGTGCGCACCGCCGCGCACCTTGCACACCTCGCCAGTCGCTCGTACGCGCAGCACATGGCCTTGGACGGCTTCTATGAAGCCCTCGTGACCCTCATCGACAAGTACGCCGAGGTCTACACAGGGATCGAAGGAAAAATCCCGAAGTACCCCAACGTCAAACCCCTCGAATACGACGACCCGGTCGAATTGATAGACGACTACCTCGCGCTGGTGCGGGAGGAGGCGAAAGAGGACGAACACGGAAGCCAGGCACTACTGAACATCCTCGCCGAGCTGGAGGAGCTGACCGCTCAGACGCTCTATAAGCTGAAATTTCTGAAGTAGGTCACCTATGCCCGTCAATACTGAACTCGCCACGAAAATTTGGAACCGCTTCGCCTACGCCCGTGACCACGGGCACAGCAAGTACGTCGAGAAGGTCGATAAATGCGAGCAGTTCTTCGCGGGCAACCAGTGGGCACCGAGCGACCGGGCCAAACTAGAGGCCCAGCGCCGCCCAGTCATAACGGTCAACAAGATTTTGTCCACCGTCTCCAACGTGATGGGTGAGCAGATCAACAACCGGGCAGAAATCAGCTTCCGGCCACGCTCCGGCGCGCCGGCCACGACCGCCGACGTGCTCAACAAGGTGTTTAAGCAGATCAGCGACAACAATCATCTCGATTGGAAGCGCTCGGACATGTTTGCCGACGGAATCATCGGCTCCCGTGGATTTCTGGACGTCCGTCTGGAGTACGGCGACTCGATGGAGGGCGAGGTTCGTATCGAAAACATCAATCCGAAGAACGTGATCATCGACCCGGACGCCGAGGAATACGACCCGGACAAGTGGAGCGAGGTTCACACGACAAAGTGGCTCACCAGCGACGACATCGCGGTCTTGTACAACAAGGCCGACGCGGAAATCCTCCAGCAGAAGGTCGGCTCCTCTCTGACCTACGCCCACGACTCACTTTCCATCAACCGCGACCGCTTTGGTGACCCGCGCAACGCTGCCTACGTGCAGGGACTGCAGGACACGAGCGCCATGCGCAACATCCGCGTCATTGAGCGCCAGTACCGCGTGCTCGACCGCCAGAAACACTTCCTGGCACCACAGACCGGCGACATGCGCCCCATCCCCGAGGAATTTAACCGTGACCGCATTGCTTTCTTCGTTGAAAAATACGGCTTCCAAGTTGTTCCTAAACTGGTACGTCGCATTCGTTGGACTGTGGTCGCCGACAACATCGTCCTCCACGATGATTGGTCTCCTTACCAGCACTTTACCGTCGTACCGTATTTTCCGCACTTCCGCCGTGGAACCACCATCGGTCTTGTTGAGAACCTACTCGGACCTCAAGAGCTGCTTAACAAGGTCACGAGTCAGGAACTCCATGTCGTAAACACCACGGCCAACTCTGGCTACAAGGTCAAGGCGGGCGCACTGTCCAACATGACCGTGGAAGAACTCGAAGACAAGGGCGCTCAGACCGGCCTGGTCATCGAAGTCAATGGAGACCCAGACAAAGATGTCCAGAAGATTGCTCCTAATCAAGTTCCGCAAGGACTCGACCGTATCTCGTACAAAGCCGAGGAGTCGATTAAGACGATCTCTGGTATATCCGACTCGATGCAGGGCATGGACAGAGCTGATGTTGCGGCGAAAGCAATCCAGGCGAAGCAAAAAGCGGGTTCTACAAATCTCGTCAAACCACTGGACAACCTCACGCGCAGCGACGCGATCCTTGCTCGAAATATCCTTGACTTGGTTCAGGAGTTTTACACCGAAGAACGGATGATGACGATCACCCACGATCACGCCACGGGTGAGGCAGAGACGTTCACAGTCAACCAGCCCAACCCCGAGGCAGAGACCGGCGAGGAGGCTGAAGAGAACCCCTACCAAGAAATCCTTAACGACCTGACCTTGGGCGAGTACGACGTGGTCGTCACAAGCGTGCCGCACCGCGAAACCCTCGAAGACTCCCAGTTCGAGCAGGCCATGGCCCTGAAAGAAGCCGGGATCATGGTTCCAGACACTGTGCTGATCGACGCCAGCCGCTTGCTGAACAAGAAAGAGATCATCCGCCAGATGAAGGAGGCCAGCCAGAGTCCCGAGGCGCAGGAACAGCAGCGCATTCAGTTGGAGACCATGCAGGCAGAACTCGACAAGCTGCGCAGCGAAGCCGCCGTCAAGGGTGCCGACTCACAACTCAAAGATGCCAAGACCCGAGAGACACATGCCAAGGCCCAGGTCATCGAGCAGGGCGAGCCGGACGACGGCTCTGGTCAGGCGAAGATGGCTGAGGTTCAGGTCAAGGCCCAAGTCGCCGAGCACAAGATGAGCATCGACGAGCAGATGGCCCAGCAGGAGATGAGCCTCAAGGAGCGCGAGCACCAGCTGGAGCGCGAAAAACTCGACGCTGACATTCAGCTGAAAGAGCGCGACCTGCAGCAGAAGCGCATCGACGCTCGCGTCGCAGCAACCCAGGCTGCAGCAGCCGCTGCAGCTAAACCCCCGAGCAACAGCAAAACCCAAGTGCCGAACCGCTCGCGTCTGCCTACATCGAAATCGTAGGTCTAACTTAGAAAGCACTACCCATGAACAACATTACTTCCCCGCGAACTTGTGAAGCGGGCATCGAAGCAGAGATTCAGGAGAAGGGCCTCACCGCCCCACGCCTGACTCCAGCCGACATCGACGCCACCATCGTCGCAGTCGACTACGTCATTATTTTTGACGTCGTGACCATCTGCTGCCTGAAGCTGAAGAACGGCTTCACCGTGACCGGCGAGAGTGCCTGCGCCAGCAAAGAAAACTTCGACCGCGCACTCGGCCAGAAGATCGCCTACACCAACGCCCGCGAGAAGATTTGGGCGCTTGAGGGGTACTTGCTCAAAGAGCGCATGCACAAAGGGGCGGTATGAACTTCGGACAAGCACTAGAAGCCCTGAAGCTGGGCAGCAAGGCAGGCCGCTCCGGTTGGAACGGCAAAGGCATGTGGGTGGAGCTGCAGCGTCCTGATGCGCACAGCAAGATGACCCTGCCTTACCTCTACCTGAACTATCCGACCGACGCCGTCAACACCCCCGGCGCTCGCGTGCCGTGGCTCGCAAGTCAGACAGACATATTGGCCGAAGACTGGACCATCTTACTTAACCCCTGAAAGCCCACCATGAACCTCAAGCACTACCTACTGCTCGCACCCGAACCCGGTGACTCTGGTTCCGGCCCAACTCCCTTCGAGCGCGGCGACGTCCTCGAAGAAGAGAAGGTCCCGGACCCCGAGAAACCAGACGCCGAAAAAGTCGCCGCTGATCTAACATCTAAGTTAGACGCGGAGAAGACGGAGTCCGAAGATAAGGAGAAGTCCAAGGACACCCGTATCCCGGCTGCCCGACACAAAGAGATTCTGGAGAAGGAGCGCGAGAAGCGCGCCGACTTGGAGCGCCAGCTGGCTCAGTACCAGAACGGCAAGCAGGTGGCTGACGTCAACAGTCAGATCACCGCCGCCGAAGACTCCATCGCCAAGATGGACGCGGAGTACCGCGCCCTGTTGGTTGAAGGGGAGTTGGACAAGGCGGGTGAGCTGATGTCCAAGATTCGCCGCGCCGAGCGCGACATGAATGAATCCAAGAGCGACATGAAGATTCACGCCGCTGAGATACGCGCCGTGGAGAACACCCGCTACGCGACGACTCTGGAGCGCATCGAGAACGCCTACCCAGAACTGAATCCAGACTCCGACGACTACAACGAGGAGACCATGTCCGAGGTCGCCGAGCTGAAGGACGCTTATCAGATGAAGGGCTTTACGCCTACGGTCGCTCTGCAGAAGGCTGTCAAAGCGCTCGTCGCCCCACGCACCACGAAGCAGGAGATCGCTACGAACACAACCCCCAGGGTCACAGAAAAGGACGTGGCCTCGGAGCGCAAGGCAGCGGCTGTGGACAAGACAGCTAAAGCTGTCACGAAGTCACCTCCGAGCCTCAACCGCTCCGGCCAGGATCATGACAAGTACGGCGCTGCCGCCAGTGAGGCAGCGGCGATCATGAACATGAGTCAGGCGGAGTTCAGGAAGTTTTCTGACAGCAACCCCGAAGCCCTCGCACGTATGCGCGGCGACATTCTCTAGGAGCCAGCATGACCGAGTCGACCGAACCTCAGAAGGAGCGCCGCGCCAGTGACCAGTGGATTCGTGACGCCCTCAGATCGGGTAAGGACGACACCAGCGCGCTAAGTGAAGACATCAGTGCTGTGCAGCTCAGCGTCAACGCTGTGCAGCACGATGTCGCCACAGTGCAGAAGGACGTCGCCTCGGTCAAGCTGGATGTCGATGGGTTAAGGAACGACATTGCTGAGGTCACCAAAGGAGTCGCGGGTGTGCACTCGGACTTGAGCTTTTTCAAAGAGGAGGTGCTTCGTGCGATCCCAGACAAGAGTCCGAAGAAGCACCTTGATTCACACGTCGTTCTGGAGGATGACCTTGCAGCCCGCAAGTCACGCAAGGCCCTTTGGGAAGACATACGAAACGGGATTATCAAAACGGCGGTGACGAGTGCCGTGATCTCTGCGATTGGTTTCATCATCGGGTTGCTGGCGCTCGGGCTGTCCACGCAGTTCGGTATGTGGGTGAGGGACGTGCCGCAGAAGGTCACATCCGAACCAACCAAGGAAAAACCACAATGATCACGAGTCTTGCGAACTTCCTCCGCCCTCCAAAACACGAGCACAGAGCAATCGTGGTGCTGGCCCAGATCGTGACCGCCCTCGCGTTCTGGCTGTTAACCTTCACGATCTACAAGTCTTACTACTCACCCAAACCAATCGAGTTGCTCAACACCGACCTGTTGGTCCACCAAGTTCCCTACGCCAACGCGACTGCCCTGTTCGAGACCCGGGTCTTTAAGGGTAACTCCGAGACGTCCATCAACGCAGTGCGCAGGATGTACATCGAGAAAGACCCGGCCAAGTCAGTGCTGCTTGAGAGCGGGATGTTCAACTCGCTGCTCGGCGAATTCACCGTGTCCTCCGTCACGGCTCTGCCCGGGATGATGCAGGGGAGGTGGTGCTTGGAGACGAGATACATCTGGTGGCCCGACTGGAGCCAGACCCAATTCGAAATGCGCACGCCTGACGTTTGCTTCAATGTGGTCGACAACGAAGGCTCCATCGAGAGGTTCTGATGACTATTTCCAGAAACCTCATCGCCGAAACGGTAGTCATGCTACGCCTACTCATCCGCTCCAGCCTGAAGCCGGGCACCACGATGAGCGCGATGGCGTTCACGATTGTCGGGCAGCTCGAAGCGACCATCGCTGCGCACGACAAATTAATAGAGATAAAACACCCATGATCGATGAGGACGATTTCTTTATTGACGACGACGACGCCGAGGTTGCGGCCGACACGCGCAAGCCGTGGACGATCCTGCTCGTCGACGATGAACCTGAAGTACATACAGTGACGAAGACAGCCCTCAAGACAGTCGTGGTGCTGAATCGGCCCATGAGGTTCATCAGCGCCTACACGGGCGCGGAGGCACAGAAGATCGTGGAGCTGGACAGGAGTATCGATCTGATGTTTCTCGACTCTGTGATGGAGACAGAGTCCGCAGGCATAGACTGCGCTAAATACATTAAAGCGGTGCTGGGTCGACACATCCCTGTCATCGTCATGCGCACCGGCTGGGCACCCTCCGAGGCTCAACTCATGTTCGGCTCGATCTACCTCGACGACTTTGTTTTCAAGACCGCCGCAACGCTGCCGGTACTTGTCGCCCTGCTCAATAAATGGCTTGTACCTTTGGAGAAACGCTATGAATGACGACTATGAATTGAAGACTCACGTTGTTGAGGATGAAGAGACCAGCGGGGCTGACGTGCTCGTGTACGCGGTTATCGGCTTCATATTTTTTATCTTTGTGCTGTTCGCGGCGTTCGCGGGGCATATATGAACTCAGCCTTCCTTGCGTTTTTTGACTTCAGCTTGTTCACGCTGTTTACGATCATCACGGTGGTGAGCGTCGGCGTGATCGGTATCTATCTGACGATCACGGAGCGTGACCATGAACGCGATTAACTTAGCCACGTGTACCGGGGCGAACCCGGTCAGGGCAGCTCAGTTCCTTGCCCCCGTCACAGCAGCGATGGCTGAATACGACATCGACTCGCCTGGCCGCCAGGCTGCGTTCTTGGCACAGATCGGGCACGAGTCGGGCGGGCTTCGGTACACGCGGGAAATTTGGGGGCCGACGCCCACGCAGCAGCGCTATGAGGGCCGTAAGGACTTGGGCAACGTGGTGCTGGGCGACGGCAAGAAGTTTAAGGGTCGCGGGTTGATCCAGACCACCGGGCGGTTCAACTACGCCGCCACAGGCGACGCTCTTGGGTTGCCGCTGTTAGAGCACCCGGAGCTGCTTGAGACACCCATAAATGCGTCCCGCAGTGCTGGTTGGTTCTGGAAGAAAAGTGGACTCAATGAGTTGGCTGACCTCGGCAAATTCCAGACCATCACAAAACGGGTGAACGGCGGGCTGAACGGCTACGCCGAACGCTGTAAGCTTTGGGAAATCGCCAAGAAGGTCTTGGCTACATAAGGAGAAATCATGAGCACTTATATCGACCGCAAACGCAAACAGGCGATGAAGCAGGACATCATCGCCGGTGTGAAGAAGCAGGTGTTTATCGCCGCTGTCGTCATCGGAATCTTTCTGTTGGTCAAATCGCTGGGAGCCTAAGATGGCCCTCGACCCTGTCACAGCACTACTCGAAGTCGGCTCTAAGGTAATCGACAAACTCTGGCCTGACCCCGCACAGCGCGATGCGGCCAAGCTGGAGCTGTTCAAGTTGCAGCAGTCCGGTGAGCTGGCACAGCTCGCGGCTGAGACTGAGCTGGCCAAGGGCCAGCTTGTGATCAATGCGGAGGAGGCCAAAAGCCCGAGTCTGTTCGTCAGCGGGTGGCGTCCCGCTATCGGTTGGGCGTGCGTGCTCGCCTGCGGCTGGAACTGGATCGGCCTGAAGATCGCGCTCTTTGTCGCCGCCTACTACGGTCACGAACTCAACATCGCTCCTGCGGACATCAGCGAGATGATGCCGGTGCTCCTCGGAATGCTGGGTCTCGGTGGGTTACGCACCGCCGAGAAAATCAACGGGGTTGCCTCGGTTACACACAAAAAATAATCTTACGTCTAACTTAGACGTGTGATATATTTCGGCTATCGGTTTAGGTAGGTTACGACAACACCTCCAATTTCGTCAGTCGTGACGACACACGACGCGGGGCAGCAATGCCAAGTGATCAGTGTCTTCAACTCGACGAAAGGAGCCATCAAATGGCTTTAACCAACCTTGGTCTATTGACCAACGAACAAAAAACGATCTGGGGTATGGACCTCTGGAAGAATGCTCGCAACAAGAGCTTTACTTCTCAGTTCCTCGGCTCCAGCAACGGCTCCATGATTAACCATGTGACCGAACTCACCAAAGGTACCAAGGGCACACGCGCTGTGATCACCCTGCTTGCTGACTTGCTCGGCGACGGTATCGCAGGGGACCGCACCCTGAAGGGTAACGAAGAAGGTATGCAAACCTTCGAACAGGTCATCCGCTACGACCAGCTGCGCCATGCCAATCGGCATGAAGGCCGCATGGCAGAGCAGAAGTCTGTGTTCAGCTTCCGCGACAACTCCAAGAACCTGTTGAGCTACTGGCTTGCTGACCGCATTGACCAGATGGCGTTCCAGACCTTGGGCGGTGTGAGCTATGCGTACAAGCCCAACGGCTCGACCCGCGTCGGCTCTGACCTCCAGTATTTGGAGTTCGCTGCTGATGTGACCCCGCCTTCGACTCGTCGTATGACTCGCTGGGACAACGTGAACAAGACCCTGAAGACAAGCGCCACTGGTGGTAACACCTCCGGCTCCGTTGTCAACACGGGCGCTGCTGCCACGTCGGACTTCCCAGCCTGGGAGATGTTCATCCAGCTGAAGGCTTACGCCAAGGACCGCTACATGCGCGGTGTTGGTGGTGATGGTGGTTCTGAGAACTTCCATGCATTCCTCACGCCACAAGCGATGAGCCGCCTGAAGCTCGACCCAACCTACCTGCAGAACTTGCGCTACTCGCAGAACTCCGGCACCAATGCCAAACTGTTCAGCGGCGACGCTGTGACCGTTGACGGCATCACGCTGCATGAGTTCCGCCATGTGCCTAACTGCACCGGCGGTATCTCTGGTACCAACATGTACGGCGCTGGCCTGAACCTCTTGGGTTCGCAGGTTCTGTTCTGTGGTGCTCAGGCTCTGGGTATGGCTGACATCGACGCTCCCTACTGGGAAGAAGACGAAGATGACTTCGGCAACAGCCAGTCCATCAGCGTCGGCAAGATGCTGGGCTTCCTGAAGCCTAAGTTCAGCAACATCTACGAAGGCAATGCCGTCGAAGATTTTGGTGTGATTTCTTGCTACGTTGCTCAATAAGCAATCTAACGTCTAAGAAAGACCATCATGAAAAAACTAGCATCTCGCTCTGCCCAGTTCCCCCTCATCGCTGAATTCATCTTCAGCTTCAATGAGTGGGCCATCGACGCCGTAGACGGCGTGAAGAAGACCTTCGGGTCTACCCCCGCCAACTCGATTGATCCTGCTGAAGCTGGCCTGACCGCCGGTACCGGCGTGGTCTTCGACTGCGTACCGTTGCCTGTCGGCGCGGTAATCATCGGCGGCGAAGTGATCGTCGAGCAAGCCTTCGTCGGCATCGGCGCTGGCGCTACGTTGAACCTGGGCATTGCTGGCGACACCGCCTGCTACCTGTCCGCGTTCGACTTGGACGCTGCCCTGGTCGGTTCGCGTACGCCTTTGCTGTTGACCAAAGTGTTGGCCTCCAACGCTGCTGGTAACAACATCCGCATGACGACCGCTGGCGTAACTGCCACGGCCACTGCGGGCAAGGTTCGCGTTCGTGTCCAGTACACGATTGACAGCCGCGTCTCCGAAGTTCAAGTCAGCTAAGAGCTGAGCACGTAGGGCAGGGCTTCACAAGAGTCCTGCCCGTCCTTTAACCCAACCCACCGCACCACACCATGAAATACATTGCTCCCCGGAACCTGACGCTGGCCTCGGTCTGCGGCCTGTCCGTAGAACTGATCAAGGGCGAACCCCGCCTGTGCCCACCTGGCATGCACGATGAGCTGTTGGCTCTGGGTTGCGTACCTGAGACAGAAATGCCTGAGCCTGTGCTCGGCTCCACAGCTGTCGCCCCCACGAATTTAGTCGACCGCTACACCACGATCTGCACAGCGTTCGAGATCATCGCCCTGCGCAACGAGCGCACCGAGTTCAACGCCGTCGGAGTGCCCCACACGGCGGTTCTGGCTAAAGAGCTGGGCTGGAGCTGCAACGCCAAAGAGCGCGATGTGGCCTGGGCCAAGTGGCAAAACGAGACTGCGCCGAAGTAATTTAACTCTCTGGAGCCACCATGACCGTCAATGAACTCATCGCGATGTTCCGCACTGAAACTGCGGACATCGAAGCTCCGTACCTCTGGACGGAGGAAGAGGTCATAACCTACCTGAACGATGCATACTTCATGCTCGTTCGGTTCATGGGTGGCGTTGCAGACTCCGCATCGGCTCCTTGCACCGTGGCAGTTCTGGCGAACGCCACGTCCATCCCAATCGACCCGACATTTATCCGCATCACCCGTGCGTTCCGCGTCTCCGACGGCGCTGAGATCAGCGTCATTGAAGACACCGACACTCCACTGGTGCGCGACTCCAGCGGCAAACTGGCCCTGCTCCGTGTGGGCAGCGCGACCGGGCCGATCCAGTACATCGTGCTCGGGGCCGACGCCTTAACCGCACGCATCCACCCGGTACCCATCGCTCCCGACAGTATCGCGCTGCACGTGCGCCGTCTTCCAGTTACTCCGCTTGTGGCTGGTACCGGCACCCCGACCGACGTTCGCACCGAACATCACCTCCACCTCCTGAAGTGGATGAAGGCGATGGCCTACCGCAAACAGGACACCGAGACTCTGGACCCAGTTAAGGCTGCTGAGAACGAGGCTTTGTTCCTGCAGTATTGCTCACAGGCCGTCCATGAGCAGGAGCGCATGCGCCGCAAGAGCCGCACGTCCCTGCGCACTGAACGCGACATGAAGAACCCGCTGCTGGCTGGTGGGGCATACAAACAGTATTCCGAACCCGCCGCGCCACGCCGTCAACGCGCTGAACCACAATGAACTCGACCGAACTCGTCGCGATTTTTCGGACAGAGACGAACGACGTCGAGCGCCCGTACGTGTGGCAGGACGCGCTCCTGTACACCTACGTGGATGAAGCACAGAAGCTGTTTTGCCGCGACACCTACGGTATCGAGGATGCTCGCAGCTTCAAGATCAACATCAAGGCCGACGGCACTGAGTGGTACCCCATCGATCCAAGCATCCTGAAGATTCGGGACGCTATTAACGCAGCCACCGGCAGACCCGTCGACTTGGTCGCCATGGAGAAGATGGGTGAGGCGAACCTGCGCTTCGACGGTTCTCGCGGCCCGATCAAGGCACTGATCACCGGCATGGAGAAGGGTGTCTTCCGGGCCATCCCCATCCCCAACGAAGCGGCGACCATCGAGCTGCGCACGTTCCGCCTGCCCGAGACAATCTCCGCTGGCGACGAGTTCGAGATCGACGAGCAGCACATCCTGAACTTGCTCTACTGGGTGAAGTTCCGTGCGTTCTCGTTGCCTGACAACGATGCCCGCGACGAGAAGGCTGCTGCGGCAAACCGCGAAGCCTGGACTGCCTACTGCGCCAAAGCCAAGGTCGAACAGAGCCGCGTACGCCGCCCAGTATCGACAGTCACCTACGGGGGAATCTAATGGCCTTCAAGAAAGACCCCGACGCAGTCCTCGACTACACGTTTGACTGGGGGCCATACCTGACCCCTGTCGAAGACTCCATATCAACCGTGACGTGGGTGCCCGATCCTGGGCTGACCATCGTCACGTTCTCGCATACGTTGCTCACAGCGACGGCCTTTGTTTCTGGTGGCACCGTTGGTGAAACCTTAAACCTGACTTGTCGGATCGAGACGGCGAATAGCCGTATCGACGACAGGACTATCTCTCTCAAAATCACCAACCGCTAAAGGACCACCATGGCTGCTTTTACTGACACCGCTGAAAACAAGATCATCGACTGGTTATTCCGTGGTCAAGCCATCGGCATCGCCGGGGCTACCGCTGCTGCGGGCACCGGCCCGGCCAACTTGTACATCGGCCTGCTGACTGCTACACCGACCGACTCCACCGCAGGTACTGAGGTGACAGGCAACGCCTACGCCCGCGTGGCCGTGGCAAGCTCCTTGGTGAACTGGGCAGGTACTCAGGCTGCTGCCTCTACCGTCGCATCCAGCGGTACCGGCGGACAGACCAGCAACAACGGCGTCATCACCTTCCCGACTCCTACGCCTGCTGGCTGGGGCACCGTGACTGCCGTCGGCATCTACGACTCGGCTTCCGGCGGCGCGCTGCTGATCTACTCCGCTCTGACTGCCTCCAAGGTGATCAACGCTGGTGACAGCGTGACGTTCCCTGCAGCTTCTTTGACCTTCCAACTGGATAACTAATCCCATGGGAATTAAGCACACCTACACTGCCACGGGTACGAACGACGCCGGTAAGCAGGTGTCGCTTAACCGTTGGAACGAGAACCACCTGATCGACTCTGAGATCGTCCTGCCAGTAGCCACCCCAGTGGCACCGGCAGCGAACAACCTCGCTGTCTACGCAGCAGATCGGGGAGGGCGCATCATGCTCACCCAGCTGGGGCCGTCAGGTCTGGACACCACGCTGCAGCCGAACTTTGGCGGCAACAAGATCGCGCTCTGGATGCCGCCCGGCGGAGCAACAACTGTGCCTGGCGTGTTCGGCATGTCTGCACTCACCCTTGTGGGCACGGCCACGTCGCGTGCCATCGCGGTGACGAACATGCTGACTCGGATGACACGGCTCGGAATCGTGTCGGTCACAACCGCTGCGGGCTTCGCTGCCGCGACCGAGACCCTCACTAAATACACCACGGGCGCAGGCGGCGGTCTCGGCGGGTTCCACTTACGCAAACGCTTCGGTGTGACCGATGCGGCTACGGTCGCAGGTGCGCGCATGTTCGTAGGCTTGGCGTCCACCACTGCGGTGCGGACCAACGTCGAGCCGAACACCTTGGTAAGCTCTGTGGGCTTGATTAAGCTGTCTACCAGCAACAACTTCCACATGTATTGCGCAGGGTCGTCGGCAACTGTTGCCATCGACCTCGGGGCAAACTTCCCAGCACATACGCTCAGCGCCGACGTCTACGAGCTGTCCCTGTTCTCCGCAGCATCCTCGGGCAACATCAGTTACCGGGTAGAGCGGCTGAACACCGGGCACGTTGCAACTGGCACGTTCACCACTGGGCTACCTACAAGTTCGACCCTAATGTGTATCCGTAGCTGGCGCACGAACAACGCCACCGCGCTTGCGGTAGCGTACGACATCTGCGGCATCTATATGGAAACGGACTACTAGACCATGGCGATCCCGATGACCGCCACGCTGCTTGACGCGGCGGTCTTCGACGCTGTCATCTTCGACACAGTCGGAGGCTCCGAGTTATTCGACGACGCTATCTTTGATACCGTCCTGTTCGAAACCGTCACCGATCAGGTCCCTCGCGCCTACTTGGCCGCGAACATTCAGGCTGTCGCCACGGTCACAGCTGCGCCCAAGAGCGCGATCCGGCTGGCTGCTGCTCCCGCAGCGGTTGCGACCGTCACCGCCCCGCTGACCAAGATCACGCCGCCCATGCAGATGAGCATTGTGAAGACACTTCTGCCGATGACCATGTCGGGCACCGTGTCGTCACAAGGTATGTCCATGGATGTGACCTTTCTGAAGATGGAGGTCACCGGCACAGTGGGTACTGTGGAAGTCAACCAGAACACCCAGGCGGCGAACGCCGCCGCTGTTGCGACCCTCACCGCCAACCTGAAACAGACCGTCAAAGCCGCTGCGACGCCAGCAGCCACAGCCACCGCTACGTCCGCGCTCTCAGTCGTCGTCAAGATGGCGACCGCAGCGCAGGCTGTCGCCACCGCCACGAGCGCTGTCACCAACGCCACCAGCCTCGCAGCTAACCTCGCCGCTGTAGCGACGGTGTCCTCCGACCTGTCAGAGATATCGCCACCGGTGCTGCTCGGTGCAGACATCGTGGCTGGGGCGACCGCAACCGCCGCCATCGCTCAGAATGTCCGGCTCGCTGCTGCGCCTACTCTATCGAACCAACTCACCGCAGCGGCTAACCTATCAGTCCCTCTTGCTGCTGCGCCTACTCTATCGAACCAGCTCACCGCAGCGGTTAACCTATCAGTCCCTCTTGCTGCTGCGCCTACTCTATCGAACCAACTCACTGCAGCGGTTAACCTATCAGTCCGACTTGCTGCTGCTCCTGTCGCTGCTGCCGCCGCTACTTCCGCCACGCTGCTCAAGGTCCAGATGGCTACCGTCGCGCAAGCGGTGGCGACCGTCACGACTACTGGGCCAAAGATGGTCATGCAGCTCGCCTCTGCCGCTCAGGCCGTAGCCGACGCCTCGGGCGACCTCTACACCTCACAAGCAACGGCTGCGCTGCTCGCGATAGATTTCCAGGCCGTTGCTACCTTCTCTCCTCAGCTGCTCAAGACCGTCAAACTCGGAGCGACCGCCGTCGCCACGGCCACAGCCACTGCCGCTGTTGATCGGATCGTGACGATGGCCTCGACGGCCACAGCGACCGCTAGCGTCGGTACTGCTGCTCTCGCGATAGGCGTCAGGCTGGCTACTGCCCCAGGTGCGCAAGCCACGCTGAGCGCCACGGCTCTGTATGCGAACAAGCTGGCTGCTGCCCCGATAGCTGCCGCCACACAGACCGCAGCCCTCGACCACGGCGTACCTCTCAGTGCCGCGCCAACGTCCATAGCCGCCACCACGAGTGCGGCTGCTCTCAACGTCAGGATGGCGTCGGGTGCTGCTGCCCAACCGGTACTGACCGCGAGCCTCGCCTGCGCGCAAACTCTGGCTGCCGCGCCGGTGGCTGTAGCTGCCCTGACACCCGCGCTGAAATCAGCGATAACTCTCAGCGCGTCGCCTGCTGTCGCCGCATCACTCACGGTTGGGTTGAAGGCCGACATCGAGCTGGCAGCATCGGCGTCCGCCCAGCCCACGTTCGCCGCCGGCATTGCGAACCTCTACACCCTGGCTGCGGCCCCAGCTTGTATAGCCACCAGCGTATCTACACTCAAGCTGGCGAGCGCCCTCGCTGCTTCGCCTGCCGCTAGCGCGTCTGTTGACGGCGCGTTGAAGCTCGGCATTGGGCTGGCATCCGCCTCCGCTGCCACAGCGGTGATGACTGCCGATCTCTCCTTCAGGGTTCTCGTGGCTGCCGCGCCTGCGGCTACCGCTTCACTGACTGCCGCGCTCAATACTAGGCCCGACCTTGCTGCACAGGCCGTGGCCTCTGCCAGCGCAACGAGTGCGTTGAAGATCACCGTCAAGCTGGCCGCTGCGCCGTCCGGCCAGGCCACGATGGCTACCGTGTGGGACACACGCCTCGCAGCGAACGGTGCTGCCTCTGCCACGATGGGTACGGACCTGCCCGTGGGTAAACAGCTCGGCACCACCGCGTCAGCCGGGGCATCAGCGAGCGCGTCCCTGTTTATCACGCAAGCTCTTGAGACCGCAGCCTTCGCACAGTCCTCCGTCGAAGCGACGCTCACGTTGGCGACGATCATGGCCGCTGCTGCGGCTGCCTCTGCTGAGTTCACGACGAGGCTGCGCGTTTCGAGCGGGTATGTCATCGACTCGCGCCGGACGTTCGTGGTGTCCGCTGAAACCCGCTTGTGTCAGGTGGCGCATGACCCACGATCTATCCAGATCGCTACTGACCTTCGAACGTGCGCGACCCCGGCAGAACTCCGAGTCCTCACGTCTGTAATTTAGGGAACATCATGGCTATCAGATTAAGCACAACGCTTGCAACCTACCTGGCACAAATGCTCGGAGACTATTTCGGATCGGGGACAGTATCCATCCGAACCGGAGCACAACCGACATCACCGAACTCAGGCCCTTCGGGCACAGAGCTGGCTTATATAAATTTGAGTGTTTTCTCTCCAGCTGTAAATGGTGTGACCACGATGGGGTCACCTGCGGTTATGCCTGCCCAAGCAACGGGTACGGCTGGATGGGCGCGATTAGCTGATTCGATGTCGACCACGAGTATGGACGGTACGATTGGCGTATCTGGTTCCGGTGCAGATTTCATCGTGAATGCCGTAGGCATCATCAACGGTCAGAACGTGACGGTGTCCTCGATCTCATTAACAATTCCGAAAGCATGACATGACACTCAAACTTTCTGACGTTGCCCGAAATATGCTCGCTGATACGATAGTAAACAATATCGCGAGCGGGACGTGCAAGATTTATACCGGCACTCAGCCTGCGAGCGCAGACGATGCTGCCACCGGCACGCTGCTCGCGACCGTGGTCTTCGATGGGTCATTCGACGCGGCATGGCTTGGGATGGCCGCCCTCGGCATGCCGAATACCATTGTCGATGCGGTCGCAAGCGGGGCACCGGGCTGGGCGAGGATAGCGTCCAGCACGGGGCTTAGACCCTTCGACTGCACAGTGGGGTTGTCTGGTGCAGACCTCATCATCAACGCTTCGCCGATTGTCGCGGGCGCTGGCGTAGAGGTCGTCAGCCTGTCCATCGGGTTCCCAACATTATGATTTTCGGCCTGGTTAGAAACCACCACCAGCGGAGGGTGTGGGCCAAAACCGGAGTAGTGCCCGGTGATCTCTAACCCTCCGCATCTACCTTTATAAGACACGATGCCAAAAATTGTCCAACTGTCAAAGCGTACCGAGCAGACCCTCTCTGGACTCGCCCAGTATCTTGCGCGGAGCATGGAGGAGGATAACTTTCCTTTTCGCCGCGCAATGTCGACGGAGGAGGGGACGATAGTCTTTGACAAGCTGGAGGACGGCACTGTCAGGGCTATGGTTCGGTGCAGTGACGTCGTTGAAACATTCGGCGTGTATATGCCGAACCCGATACCTTACCGAAGCGTGTCCCTCGACTTAACAGGAAGTGGTGCACTGTTCGTGAAGTATCCCTACAAAGAGGCTGAAGGTTCATTTCCTAACTTTTATTCAGAACTCGAATGGGAAATATACGATTCTGGAATGAATTTACTGAGTCGGCAGTTCGGGACGTACCGACACAGTATGGGGAGCTGGAATGGGTACCCGAGTGCAATTGAGACATTCGTTAATTGGCCGTATGGCAGCGGGTACGGTGCGGGGATGATCCTTGAGGGCACGTGCTCGGCAGGCACCTCCAACTTATTAAGTAAGAAGTCGCCCGTATTTCTCGCCCTACAAGCTTCGGAGTACGCGAAAGGTAAACTCCCAGGTCTCGCCGCCATCACATCAGACGGGCAGATTTTAGCCCACAGACAATTCATCTCAGAGCGTGAGTCTTTCTTCGGTTCGCTTACTTGGAGCGGAGCCGGGTACGCCGAGCTGTTCACTCGTCCTGGCGTTGTGGAGGGAGACCCGGTCACGCCACTCGAAACGATGACGTTTACCGTGCCGGAGGATTGCATCTATCCGTTGACGGAGATACCCCCACCTTATCCGGGATCACAGATGCATCACACGCTAAATGTGCGGCTCTCGGCCCCTACGGATGAATCATGGACCGGATCGGGGAACCCAAACGACGGCGAGTATCACTCACACACTGTAATCTACCATTGGGAGATATTTAGAAGTGATGGGGTCGTGATCAGTCAACAGACCGGTCATTTCTTTTCCGGCGGCCAAAATAACGACTACACCTCGACATACAGCAACGTACCTGTCGGTCTTAATCAGGATGGGTACTACGTCCAAAACGGAAATCGCAGCTGTAGAGGCGCTTTTAGCCGAGGAAGCGCAGGCATCTGGCGTGCAAGCCGCTACAGTAGCCGCCTGGAACGCAGATTGGAAAATCGCCTACAAGGCAGGTATCCTACGCCGCAAAGAGTGGTTCAAGAAAAATTCTCTCGTCACTATCGCCCAGCTAAAGGCCGGTGTTCTCCCGGCACTATGGGAGAACGAGATAAGGCAGAACGCTCCGAGGAGCGAACATACCTACCGGACGCAACCGATGACGGTCACATACAGTGACTCCTCAACAACAACCAGCACGTTCGACGCCGCCGCGTTTTTCTTCGAAGAAGTCACAGAGACAATTCGCGATGTGGTCTTGTCTTATGAGGTCACTGAGGTGGATGATAAGGGCATCTCCCAACCCGTAGAGCGGCGTGAGGAAATCCGGGGAGTACAGCGGGAACATGCACTGGTTGCACGTGTGCCGAACTACTCCCGTCCAGACGCCGTGGCTCCGAGCCTCCCCGCCGATATATCGTTTACTCGGGAACTGACTAATTGGTACGTGCCGGACCTGCTTCCGATTGGCGAAGATAGCCCGAATCGTTGGCAAGTATCTGAAGCCTCACCCGAGCCAATGTCGCGGATCAACCAGCCGTACATCACCACTGATGGATCACTGCAGATGATGGCGTGGAATGGAGCTAGCCATTCCTACGCCCAATGGTCACAGCCGATCAATCGGGAGAATTCGACTTGGGGATACCCCTTCCGTAGAGAACCCCACATGCCAGCACACTACTTCAACGGGGTGGTATCTGGTTCCTTGGTAGGGTATCCTTCGTCGTCTCCCCCCGCACCGTACACAAACGCCATCACCGGCACGGTCTCCGAGTTCATGCAGACGTACCGAACGGAGGTGCCGATCCGCTACGGGGTGGGCAAGGGCAAACCTGACTTCTGCGACTCGGCGATGATCGACGGTATGGTCGTCAGCTTGACTCCGTTTATCGCTGTAATGGGCGTGGACGAGTTCGGCCTGTTCCACGATGCGCCGGTTGCGCTCACCCAAGGCGAGACGGTGGGCATGTTTGCCCACCCAGACGATATCGAGGATGCGAGGGTTTTAGAGATTTATGGTTCTGCTGAGTTCGTCTACAAATACTCAGATAACTCAATCACGTTCAAACAGTGGGTGCCTCTGCTTGATGCGGGAGGGGAGATCGTCGACTCACGTCGGGTTTATCTAGAGTCAGCTTCGACGCTGGGGTACAACTGCTTGGTGCGCTACGCTGGACTGATGTGGCCGGACACGATCACGAGAGCGCGTGGTGCGGCAGCTAAGCGGAATCGGGAGGCGACATCGGAGCGTCCGGCGGCCGGAGACCGGGTAATGAAAGTGATACTTGACGCCCTTTAATTCCCGTTACAATCGAACATCTAACTTAGAACGTCATGCCATACGCAGAGATCGCCAGTATCAAAGGTGTCAGAAACGACGTAGGCCCGGAGCGGTTTGCAGCGGGTGACATGGCACGTGCGAACAACATCGACATCGACGAGACAGGCAAAGGTTTTCGTCGGCGCGGTACAGCGTTGGTCTTCGCTGGCGCTGCCCATTCCGGGTGGAGTGACGGGTCTCAGGCATTCTTTGTACAGGGCGGCTTCATTCACCGGATGACCCCCGACGGTGTCAAGACCAGCATTACAGCAGTGGCAGGCAAACGGGTGCGGTTCCTCGACATAAACGGACGCGTGTTCTGGTCTGATGGCCAGGCAACCGGGTGCATCAAGGATGGTGTCAACTCATCGTGGGGCATTGTTCCGCCTTCGAAGGTCGCGGTGAGTATCACCGGCGGCGGCAAGATGAAGGGCGGAACGTACTCCGCCGTGATGACCTACGTGGACTCCGATGGAGTGGAGTCAGGAGCGTCGCTAGCCGGAACCGTGGTGGGTATTGAGACTACGAGTAAGTCGGGTCTAAACATCAACAGTCTCTCAGTATCCGCAGACCCTCGGGTCAGGACAAAGAAGGTCTACGCCACCAGCGGCGAGGTGATGGTCGAGGTAGCACAGATACCTAACAGTGCGACCTCTGTCGCATGCTCACAAATCCCCGGCAACGCACTTACCCTACGCACGCGGTTCATGGGGCCTCCCCCAGCAGGACAGGTGCTCGGATATTACAACGGTCGAGCCTACGTTGGCTTCGGGCAGTTCCTCATGTACAGCCAGCCGTTCGAGTACGAGTTGTTCGATCCGCGTGACTTCGTCCCGCTCGATTCAGACGTTCAGACCTTCGCCGCAGTGCGGGACGGCATCTTCGTCGGCACGAAAAACAAGACTGTCTTTCTCGAAGGTGAATCACCTGAGAAATTCACAGTCAAACCGGTGTCGCCCTACGGCACGGTGCTGGGTACAGAGCTGCCCATTGCCAGCACATACTTCAACACGGAAAAAGAATCTGACAACTCAGCATCGGGAAGTACCTCGATGCTGTGGATGTCGCAAAGAGGTGCCGTGCTGGGGTCAGATGGCGGACAGTTCCGCGATCTGACCGCTGCGCGCTACATCCCCCCGAAGGCCACGGTAGGAGCTGCGCTGCTGAAGCTACGCGACAACACCACGCCGCAATACCTCGTTTCACTCGTAACCTAAAGGAGCCACCATGGCCGCTAAACTTTCCACCGGGCTTGCAAATAAGTTGATGAGTTCATCCAACTTCAAGGCAGCATTCGCTCTCGGCTTCATCGACATCTACAGCGGCACTCAGCCGAACTCTGCTGACGACGCGCCCAACGGCACGAAGCTCTGCACACTCTATTCCGACGGTACCGCTACGGGCCTGAGCTGGGGCGCGACAGCCTCCGGCGGCGTACTGAGCAAAGCTGCTGAGACATGGTCTGGCACTGTGCTCGCCACTGGTGTCGCTGGCTGGTTCCGCCTGCGCGAAGCTGCCGATGCAGGTACTGCGGTGTCTACGACAGCCTCCCGCTATGACGGCGCTATCGCTACAAGTGGTTCGCAGATGAACCTCGGATCGTTGACGCTCACCATCGGTGCGCCGTTCGTGATCTCTGCTGCGACTTTCTCGTTGCCACAGTCCTAACGTCTAACTTAGAGGGAGCGCAAGATGACTCTTAAAGTACCTAACGTCGGCGAGTCCGCGATGCTGAAGGATGCGCTGGGGAAGACCACTCCAGCTGCATTGACCTTGAAGCTATTCGTCAACAACATAACCCCGGGCGATGCCGATACCGCAGCGACGTACACCGAGATGTCAACTCTCGGGTACGCGGCCAAGACCCTGGCTACGTCGTCGTGGACAGAGGCCACAGATGGTACGTCTTCCGTAGCCACCTACCCCGTGCAGTCGTTTGTCTTTTCGGCGGGGACAGCAGTGACCGTCTACGGATACTACGTCGTCGGCGTGGATGGGATCATTCGATGGGCCGAGCGGTTCGCCAGTCCGTTTACCGCGCAGACTCTCAACGACACGATCTCGATCACCCCGAAGTTCACCTTCGCTTCTGCCGCATAGTACGGTATGGCTGTCCGTCTCAGCACTGTACTGCGCAACAGGATGGCTGACTTCCTGGCGAGTAATTCACTCATGGGAATGTTCGGGGCCACCCTGACCATATATACGGGGGCGATGCCGGCCAGCCCCGAAGGTGCGGTTGACGGCATACCACTGGTGGTGTTCACCAACCTCGCGTACTCGCCAGCTGTTAATGGGGTAGCCTCATTGAGTGCTAACAGAACTGCGACGGCTACTGACACCGGCACTGCCGGTTATGCGCGCTGGTATTCCGGGGGACACGCGATCGACATGACTGTTGGAGTCGGAGGGGGCGACGCACGCATCAACACCTACGACATCCTAAGCGGGGAGATCATCACGCTGTCTTATCTCAACGTAGCTCAACCTGCTTTTTGATCATGTCCTTCCGAGTATCCACCTCCGTCCGTGACGCCCTCGCTATGAGGTTCGCCGAGTTGCTATGTAATGCGGGAGATAGCGTGTTCACCATACGCTCCGGCACGCAACCAGCGACAGCTGACACTGCCGCGAGTGGCACGCTGTTGTTCAGTATCCAGACACCGACCGGCATGGCCTACCCTGTAAATGGGGTGGTAGCGCTAGGTGGACAGTCAGGGCCAGCCGCTGCTACTGGCGTCTGCGGGTACGTGCGTTGGGGCGGGCCGACCGATGGCTCAATGGACTGTACTTGTGGGACCAGTGGGAAAGACCTCCTCGTCGATGCCGCGTCCACATCCATAGGACAAACTGTGTCCGTGGACGTCCTCAGCGTAACTCAGCCAGTAACATAACATGGCAACCACCTACATCACAGGCAACATTACGATCCCGTCGAGGATGGTTGCCTCGACGTACCCGTTTACAGCAACGGGCGGCGCGCTCGGGTCAGGTGATGCCGCAGTGGGGCTTGGGGGCACCATGTTCGTCACCGCTAATGGCGGTGCTCAGGGTTCTGGACATGCGCTAGCTGCCGTAGCCAGGAGATTCACGACGAGTGGCGGGGTTATAGGCGCGGGAACTGCTACCGTAGCCGTAGCGATCTTCCAAAGTGAGACGGCTACAGGTGGGGGCATAGGTTCGGGGGCAGCCACCGCAACTTTCCTGCGCCCTCACATCAGCGCAGGGTTGACACTGATCACCTCCGCGTTGTCCCCGCCCACGGTCTTTAACCACATCGCTGGGCGGTTCCCTGGACCGATTGAGGGGAACATCGCAGCAGACGGGGCGGTAGTTCAAGGCGGGTTGACCCTCATCGGGTCGAACATCGATGTCGCTGGCATCTTGTATGGGCGCATCAATGCTGATCTGCCGCTGCTGACGATTGACGTGGTCGCTGGGCAGGACATACTTTCCATCCGGGCGAAACTTAACCCCCTTACATCCGAACTCACGGCGCTGAACGGAACGCAAGGAGAAATTTCGGCGGAATTACCGACGCCGACCTCGGATTTCGAAACACTCCTCGGCGCTGGCGGAGATATCAGCGCTGAACTGCCGAAGATCAGCGCATTCCTGTCCTCCCTCACTGGATCGAACGGGAGCATCAATGCTTCCTTGACCCTGAGCACGGCAGCGCTCGATGCCATCAGGGGTACGGGCGGCAGCATCGAGGCGCTCCTGACGCCGCTGGCCGCTGCCCTGGATGCCGGGTTCGGTGCGATAGGAACCATCGACGCGGACATGACGCGTGTCGATGCACACCTCACTGCCCAGTTCGACGCTTCCACTGGCAGCTGGCATGTCATGGTCGTCAATCCGATCACGAAGGCGGTATCCAACTACGAGCAGTTCCCATATAACGGGTTCTTCGAGCTGGGTGGAAAATACTACGCTACCGGCTCAACGGGGGTAGTGCAGATCGACGTCGGGGATACCGACGAGGGCGCACCCATCAATGCCAAAATCCGCACAGGGCTTTGGGACATCGAAAGCCCGTTCCAAAAACGGGTGTCAGGTGCCTATCTCGTGGCCCGCATGAGTGGGGACATCACGGTGACCTCCACCGTAGACGAAGGTGCCAAATTCCCGCCGTCCACTGTCACGCTCGCACAAGGAGGTATCCCTCAGCTTGTGCCGCGCAGGGTGGTGACGGCGCGGGGCCTCTCAGGCAGATCGTGGCAGTTCGATTTCAACAATGTGGACGGGGCCGATTTCGACTTCGCCCAGTTCGGGGTGACTTTTGAGGTCAGCACCCGACGTATCTCAGGAGCACTCCCATGACAGGTATTCGAATAGGTCCCGACCCTAACAGCGCGTCCGAGCTGCAGAGGATCGCGATGTTGGATGCGAAGAGCTACAAGGCCCAGCTCACCAACTTCATCAGCCAGCTGGCCATGCTGACGCATCAGTTCCAGGCACGTGGCGCTCGACCCATCGAGTTCGACCTGGGGGAAACTGTCGCCCAACGCATCTCGGAAGAGGACGGCGCGTTGTCGGAAATGTTGAACGATCTCGATCAGTACGCTGTCCCAGAACTCACAGCAGTACCAGAACGACCTAACCTACCTCCCATCGATACATCCCCATACGACCCAGGGGATGTGACCATCAAGCTCGACATCCCTGGCGCGCCGCAGATTCAGCCGCCCCAGCCGCCGCTGGCGTTCAGAGGGCTTGCCCCGCAAGACGTGCCCGTGATTGCCCCGGCCATAATTGCCAAACGTGTGAACATCACACTTCCTGAGATTCCGAAATTCGAAAACATAGTGGTTCCAACGATATTGGACGTAGAGCTACCGGCTTTCGTAGAGTTCGCGAGGGACGCCGACGATCTGACCATACCGCCTATCTCTTTCGAGTTCGAAGAGACCGAATACATCTCCCCACTACGAGAGTCCTTGATCGAAGCCCTCACTAAAGACTTCAAGCGTGACGGTAGTATGAACGCTTACGGCATAGACATAGAGGACGAAAAAGCTCTATGGGCGCGTGAAGTCGACCGGGAGAACAAGAACATGGTCGCCGCTTTTGCTGAGGCGGGACGAGCATCAGCTGCTCGCGGATTCATGCTCCCTCCTGGGGCAATGATGGCTCAGCTGGCTGCGGCTCAAGCCGCTGCGTTAGGAGCCAGCAGCTCGGCTTCCCGCGACATCTACCTCAAGAGGGCTGATCTGTTTGTCGCCAACCGTCGTTGGACAATCGAACAACTCACGGAGTGGGAGAAGCTGTCGCTCTCTACACACCTCACGATAGTGAGCCGGGCATACGATGTCGCAAAGAGTACAGTAGAGCTAGCCATCTCTGCATACAACGTGAGAGTTGCCCGGTTCAAGGCCAAACTCGAAGAGTACCAGACAAACACTCAGGCATACGAGGCACATGTGCGTGGTGAGCTGGCGCGGCTCGAAACCCAGAAACTCAAGCTAGAGGTAACGAAAACGGAAGCCGACATACAGAAGCGCAAGGTCGACCTGTACTCCGCACAGCTCGTCGGCGTGAAGTCTCTGGTGGATGTTTATCAGGCGGACGTCGCAGCCGCTAAGTCCGTAGTCGAGCAAGAGGCTCTCAAAGTCCAGGTGTTTAAGACCAGAGTCGAGGCATACTCAGAGCAGGTTAAGGCGCACGGGCTGCAGAACCAAGTGTACGAAGCTCAGATCAAAGGAAACACGTCCTTGATTGAGGTGTACAAAGCTAAAATCCAGGCTCAAGAAGCCGTCGCTCAGATGGCCTCCGTGCAAGCGAACGTCATCTCTTCGAAGCAGGGTGTCCACGCAGCTACGCTTCAAGGACAGATAGCCGCTGCCAAAGGGGTGGCTGAGGTGTATCAGATGCAGGCGGGAGGCGTAGCAGCCAAGAACCAAGCAGCTACCACGATAGCCAGCGCCAAGATTGATGCCTTAAAAGCATTTGCCTCAATCAGTAAAGAGAGGGCAGATTTGCGTATTGCTGAGTTTGACGCCGAAGTGCGTAAGGCTACGACGCTGGCACAGTTGGACATGGAGGATATGAAAAACATCGGCGGTCTTCAGTCCGAAGCACTTGCTAAAGCCGCCGACATCGAGATGCGGGCAATGCAGGCGGCGATGAATCAAGTGATATCGATTGCCTCAACAATTGCTGGTTCGGCCTAACCATCTAACGTCTAAAATAGATATCATGAACAATCTCAACATGCGCAGAACCCTTCGGATGGCGTCGGGCGGCGAGGTGTCACCTTGGAGCTTCAAGGGCATGGCTCAGAACGTATCCAAGGCTTTCACGACAACGCCAGAGGAAGCCGCCAAGGCACAGGCCCTCAGCGATTACAAGGCACGTGCTGTTGCCGAACGTGCAGCGGCTGCTGCGCCTGTAGCGACTCAGGTACGCGAGACCGCTGCGCCCATGGGCAGCCAGAGCGTGATGGCCCAGCGCGAGAAGGCTGCAGGGCTTCGTGAGGGTGGCGAACCCCCAGTCATGCGCAACGCACATAAAGGCGGCTGGGTACCCGGCGAAGGAGAGGGTGACAAGACTCGTGCCCTTCTGGAGAAGGATGAGTTCGTGGTCAGTCGAGATATGTTCGACGCTCAGCCTGAGCTACGCCAGCACCTGCGCGATTTGCGCGGCAATGTGCTTGCTAGTCAGGGCAAGACGCCTGCACAAGCGGATGCTGATCAGATAAAGCACGGAGTGCTGCACGCCGTGACGGCGGCGGACCTGAGCGACCCATCATCGAGATTCCGCAACCCGTCGCTGGCCCCGAGCGCCCCCAACACCATCCAACCCGAGGCGATTTCGGCGAACAACCTCCGGCTCAAGAATGCTGCGGCCAAAGAAATTCGGCTGGCTAACGCGGCGATCCCGGCTGGCCCTACTACCACACTCGGTGCTGCCGCCCCGAACAACGGCATCAAATGGGCACCGAACATCCCCGATCCTATCCAGGCGACTACGTCGCTGGGCGCAGCGCCGCCTGCACCGCCGCCTGCGGGTTCTGCCCCAGCTGCCGCTCCCGCTGCTGCCGCCCCCGTCGCCGCGCCTGCTCCTCAGCCCGGTCGGTTTGACAGGCTCCGCGCTAGCGTGAATCAGATGGGTACCAACGCCGGTGAAGCCTACAAGTTCGCCACGACAGGTTTGTCCCCTGGCTCTGAACCCGTCGCGCCGAAGCCGGCATTCGTGCCGACCCCTGCTCCCGAGGGTGCGGGCCGTATCTCGAAGCTGACGAACTCTGCCTCGAACCTGACGGGTCGTGTCTCCTCGGCCATGCCCACCGCTGCCGGGGTTGCCCGGGGTTCCCTCGGAGTCGTCGCCAAGGCCGCTCCTGTTGTGGCTGCAGGGATGGCCGCGAAGAATGTCGGCGAAGTGGCTATGGACCCCAACGCCACAAAGATAGATGTCGGGACACAGCTTGCCGAAGAAGGCGGCAAGTGGGGCACCGCTGGTCTAGGCGCTGCCGCGCTTGCTCCTCTCGGGTTGGCAGGCGGCATCGCCGCTCCGGTCACCGTACCGCTCGCTGCTGCCGCCGGTGGTGTCGCCGGGTACTTCGGTGGGGACGCAGCCATCAAAGGTTTGCGCATGGGCGTGAACAAGGTGTTCGGGACGAACATGGACACCTCCTCTCCTATCGAGCGGACGCAAGCTCGCAACGCAGCGGCTGCTGCTGCTGCTGCCCCTACCCCAAAAGCGGCTGCGCCAGCTGCGCCCAACCCCACGTTGCGTGAGCCAGCGATCTATGCCGACAACTCTGCCGAAGTTGAGAAGAGGAAGGCTCAGGCTCAGGCCAATGCGCAGGCCAACGCTCAGGCGCAGGCGCAGTCTTTCGCCCACGCACAATCAGAGAACGCACGCATAGCCAAGTGGCATGCGGATGGAGACAAGGCGCGTGACGTGGCCATGAAGGAGCAGCTTGCCCGGTTCTCCGAACCCAGCAAGGCCGATGCGCTCTTGGCCAACAACAACAACAGGAACAGCGAACCCGAATTTGATCCGAACTCCGTATCGTTCGTCGATCTGATCCAACACAACGTCGCACGCAAGCAGCGCGATCGTTCTCGCGGGCTGGACATCCAGCAAGAAGACAACCAGATGCGCAATGCCGCGACGCTGCGTGGCCAAGACGTGCAATCTCGTGGCCAAGATATGTCGTACGACTCGTCGTTGCGTGGGCATGACGTTCAGGCTCGCGGTCAGGACATGACTCAGGCTTCCACACTGCGTGGTCAGGACGTGACACGTGAGGGTCACCAGATGGAACTCGAAGGGCGGATGGCCCCGATCCGTATGGCGCAGGCACAAGCGGCGCAGTTCCAGAAAGTTATGGCCGAGGCTTCCAAGCGCGGAGTCAACCCGGTCGAGCTGGCAACCCAGTCGGGTGTCAGCCTCGATGTGATCAAGCGCATTCAGGATCATCAGTCGACGGAGCAGGCCAACGGAGACGCCCGTACCAAGAGCATGGCTGCTCCATTCGACGGCAAGTTTAACGACGTAGTCGACGGCAAGAGCGTAGTCGATAAGGAATCTGAGGCCCGCGCCACAGAGATACTTCGTGAGATGACGAAGGGCCAGAACTGGACTCCTGACCAGATCGCCGAGCAATCCAACAACGTGATCAATCAGGTCAAATTGATCAAGGCGATGCGCGAGAGTCAGCTGCGGGAGAACGGCAGCTTCTTGAACGCCATAGGTTTGCGGAAGGACGAGCCGTTGCCCAGCGACATCCCGAGTGCGGAGGATGTCGGCGGGATGTCCCCGGCAGGGACCGTCGACTTCTGGGACGGGATGCGGCACGGCCATGGGGTCACTGCCGGTGATCACGTTGTCGGCGGGTACCGGCTGCGGGCAGATACGGATAGCGCAGCCATTAAACACTGGAATAACGTCGCCGCACAACGGGCTGCCAAAAAAGCACAACTGAGGACCAACTAAACCATGGCTACTAGCGCACTACGCCCGGTACTCGACACCTCGTACTCCCCCCGCCCAATACTCGACACGTCGGGTTACGGTCTGACCGATGTGGAAAGGGCCGCAGCCGACGCTGCCAGTGGTAACTCACTGACAAACTCATTCACTGGGGCCAGGCTCAACAGTCGGGCGAACCTGCTTGCCGATGAAGAATCTCAACTGCGGATCGACCCGAGGAACGCGCTGCGGGCCAACCAGCTACAGAACGAGCGCGAGGCACTGAAGGCTCAGGCCCAGCAGTACGCCGCGCCCGTGGGCCGATGGGAAGATATCCATGGCGTTGGTGACGCCGGTAGCTGGTTCGCTGGTCAGGTTGGACAAGCCGCTGGTTCGTCGCTGGATCAGATGGCGACTGGCGTGGGCATGAACGCGCTGGCCTCCGGCCTGCAGATGATTCCACATCCAGTGGCTCAGCTGGCTGGCACTGGCCTGCGCCTCGCGGCCCCGGTCGAGATGTACCGTCAGAACAAGAACCTGCTGACAGGTGAAGGCTACGATACAGTGGCTGCCGACCCCACGGTCATGAAGACCCGCTCGGCTCAAGACATCCGAGACGAAGTATCCAAGCACGGGTACCGCGCTGCTGTGATGGACACAGCAACTCAACTCCTGCCCGTCGGACAGATGACCGGCACGTTGGGCAAAACGCTGGCCAAGATTCCTACGTCGGCGAAATTTGTCGGTACGCAAGTTGGTGAGGGTTTGACTGAGACGGGTCAGGAGATCAGCCAGCACTTTGCCCACGAAGCTCTGAACCCGAACCGCGACACACGTGGCGATGCGTCGGCACTCCAGAATTCGTTCCTCGGCGGTATGGCTGGTGGCACCGGGCTGAGCACTGCCGGTCTCGTCGGCGACAAGATTATGGGCGCGGGGCGCACACCGAACTCCGGCGCTGAACCGGGGCAAGACGTGGACCTGAGCGGTAATCCCGGCAAGCCTGGGGCACCAGCTGCGCCGGGGCGTATCACTCCGATGATGACGCCTGATCTGGACGCAACACTCTCCGGTACCGTGCCTACCCACCTCGCTAGTGACCCTATCAAGATGGAGGAGTGGTTGATCGACAACCTGACATCTCGCGCTCCAGCCATGACTCAGCACCTTGAGAGTATGGCGAAGGATGGGGACAGTCGTGCGGCTGCGTTGCTCAAGAAGGTAATCGATTCACCTCCTGACTCTCCTGAACAGGACAAAGTTCTCAACGCTGCTTACCAACACATCAGCGAACAAGAAGCCCAGATCAAGGCGTCGCCCAAAGGTCAGCGCCGTGCGCTGGCCAGCGCATTCAGCGTGCTCGCGGGCAAGGCCGGTGATGGTTTCATCAAAGGGTTTGAGGCGGCTGGCAACAAACTGGTTGATGCCACCCAAGGCAAGAAAAATATGCAGGGGTTCGACACCTCTGGCTACGACGAGTGGCTGAAGAACAAAGAGGAGGCCACCGGCAACGCTCGTGCCAAAGACCTCGACCACCGGGCGAACCCCGACGATTACGCGCAGGTAGATGGCTCCGGCCCTATCAGCAAAGTTGCACGCAAGCAGAGCATGGCCCGTGCCAAACATCTCACTGACCGGATGCAGGACGAGGGTTTGAACACCCTTGATGTGATCCAGCGCAGCCGCGCTGAGCTGATGGGTAACACCATGATGAAGGCCACCGAGACGCACACGGCGACCCGTGTGCAGATGGCGACCCACATGGCGACCGACGAGGACGGCAAGAACGAGCTTATGAAGATCATGGGCTTCGAGATCGCTGACCTGGCTGGCAGCTGGGGTATGACTCCCTCAGTCGGACCGAAGCAGGAGATGAACGCCGACAAGCGCATCACTCAGTTCCCCGGCCTGAAGATCACTCTGAACAACATCGTCAACAGCATCAAGCTCAACACCGGGCCAAACGCGCAGACTGTGCTGCAGACGTTGAGGTCTCAGGCAGACCCAGCCGCCGCGCCATTGTTCGACATGATGGATGCGGAGCTGGCCGCTCAGAATGCGCCTGATGTGAAGGCCCATACCGCACGGATTCATGACGAGGCGAAGGATGCGCTGATCGCAGCGATCCCGATTGAGCGCCGCCACGCTCTTGCCAAAGGCGGGGTGAACATTGAGTCCGATGAAGGGCGTGGTGCCCTCTTGACCGCAGTCACTGCCATTGTGCGGGGACAGGCGAACAAAGAGTACCGCAACGAACTGGCAAAGCACATCGGGAAGGACACTCTGAATGGGCTTGTTGCCGCCATGTCTATCGGGGACAAGGAGCAGAAGTCGCTCGGTATCGCTACGGGCAGTGAGACAGTGACCGACGCCACCGTCAATGACGAGACCGGTGAGTACGAGGCAGCGGGGTATAACGACAAGGGTGTCTTGGAGACTGAGTACGACGAGAACTCCAACCAGATGCACGTCAAGGCGATCAACGAGCCGATCTATGCCTACTACCAGACCAATAGCTTGACACCCAAGAAGGGCGGGTTCCTCGCTGACACCGGAGGGATGACGAAGGACGAGAAGATTCAGCGGAAGTACGACAACAATCTGCGTCGTGAGGCTGGTGAGCCGCCACTGCCTGAGTCCCAGCGCCCACGCTTGTTCCACGTCGACAAGGACGGCAAACCCACACAGAAATCAGCGTTCACCGGAAAGTATGCGGCGGATGAAACTGTCAAGTGGCTTGAGGAAAGTCTCGGCCTCGACCGCTCGGTACCCAACATGCTGCGCCTGTTGAAAGAAGAGAAGAATCAGAAAGCAGCCGACTACGTCGCGGACTTGATGAAACTGGGTACCCCTGAAGCGCAAGCCAAGATCAAAGAAATCAAGGACGCGTTCTTCGTGAACCGGGCCGGACAGTATCGCGTCGGCACGAAGTCTGTCGGCGAAATTCTGAAGAAGCAGGGCAACAGTCAGGCATCGATCCTGTCCATGTACCACGCCTACCTGAATCAAGACGCGACGCGGTTGCGCGATCAGGCTTCGAAGATCGAGCGGACCGATCCGAAGAAGTTCGCTGCGATGATCGAGCAGGCGAAAGCGTTGGAGACACAGGGTAACGACGCGGGTCGTGTGCTCAACGACATACTCGACACGAAGGAATCGGTTGCCAAGCGCATGACGCCAGCGCAACACGCAGCGGCCCATAAGGCTGCGCTCGACTACTTCGATAGCCACCACGTCGTCTTGGCTGAGGAGCTGAACAACCGCGACAACAGCAAGATGACGCCGACGGACTTCCTGAAGTTGGCAGACATCGGGGACAGGGCCGTCAGCCACGCGCAGGGCGTGAGCGGCAAGCACATCAGTGAGTTGAACATTCTGACGTTTGAGTCGCCACGGCTGAGCACCCACAAGAAGGACAAGAAGGTTCACATAACCGCAGGTTCCCTCGTGAACTGGGTACTCCAGCAGCGCGGCGACATGTATGAGAGCGACGTGGAGAAGGACCGCAAGAGCAAGCAGTTCAACGCACGGAGCAAGAACATTGAGTACCTTGATGCGCTGATGGAGGGTTTAGCCGTCCTGATCGGTAGCGATCTGGTCGAGGACATGCCCACGATGGTCAACGCCAAGAACGAGGGCGAGACGTTCGGCATGAAGAACAAGGAGCTGGTCGCCAGCGCCGAGGCCAAGCAGCTGATCGTTGATAACCTCACCAAGCAGAAGGACGTCGACCCTAACGTGCTGGAGGAGGCTCAGTTTATCGCCAAGGTTGCAGCTGATAGAGCTGAGTACAAGCGCCACATCGCACCACCCGGTCTGATGCTGGACAACGCCACGGTAGCCGACTTGGAATTCGGAGACAGCAAGAAGCACAGGAGTATCGACGCTGAGAGCGAGGGCGAGTACGGGCATGAGTTCGTGGTGGGCCTGGCGAAGTCACTGAGCCGCCTGACACCTGAGACGATGACTAAGGGCGAGCGCACCCAGCACGACAAGCTGTTCGACATCAAGGAGACTCTGCTGGCGGAAGCGGAGAAGCTCAAGGACACCGTCGACATGAACGACGGCGATGAGTTCTTCAAGCTGATACAACTCCAAGGCAAGGCGATGGTCGCCGTCGGTGAGTTCAATGAGTTCATGCGCGCTACGGCGGGCAAGCGCAGTCGACTGGAGGCAGTGAAGGACGAGGTCAGGGCGGACATGGATGAGGCGCACGCCAAAGACGTGGCAGCGACCCGCAAGGCATCTGGCGATAAGGCTGTGTCCAGGCTCGTGTTCGCCTCAGACCGGCACAAGAAAGAAGTACGTGCCGAGGCCGAGGCAGGAACCGGAGGCAAGCGGGAATTCTCCAAGGACGTGCGCTCTGCCTACAACGAGTTGATTCGTAATGCTGCACACGCAACAGGTATGCACGATGGCGAGAACGAGTCGGTTGTTGCGGAGCAGCTGAAGAAGCACGAAATTTTCGTACCTGATCCACGCGAGCCAGTAAACCGTGGTGAAGTCAGGGACAACAACTACAAGCGCCGTCACATGCTGAGCAGCGACGAGCAGAACCAGTATCTGAACATCGACACCAAGAGTGGGCGCTCAGCGTTCATCGACAAGATCGCTAAAGAACGCGTCACAGAGGCCATGAAAGACGGCAGCTGGAAGCCTGAAGGATTCGAGGAGAAGTCGGAGGAGTTTCAGACAGCACGTGAGGCCCGAGTCTTTGAAACAATGCTGCGCGATTGGCGCGAAGAGTTCTCTGAGATCGGCCCGTTCGGCGCGATGTTCTATGAGAAGCCCAACCGCGTCATGTCCAGCAAGCTGGGTGCCGGTATCGGGAACTACACACAGGCCAACAAGCTCACACAGAACGCCGACCGTGTTCAGACTACAGAGGACGAAACGGGGCAGGTGTGGCAGAAGGCTGAGGGGGCGAAGCACTGGACCAAGATCAAAATCTCTGGCATCCGCAGCGACAAGTCCGGCACCGTCGAGTCGCCAGCTCCAGCACGTAAGGCTACCGACACGCCCATTGACGTCTCCAAGGGTCAGGACAAGCGCACAGCCAAGGACGAGTTCACTGCCCAGCAGGAGCACTCAGAGTTCACCGGCTTCAACGCAGGCAAGACAGCTGGTGTGGTGGGCGGTGAGAAGAAGAAGACTGCGCTGTTCATGGCACCAACGTACGCTGCTGCCACGATTCAAGCTCTAACATCGAACATAGATGAAGGCATCCAGATGCTGCGCCAGCGGCTGCGGATTGCACAGACCCCTGCGTTCCACAATGCCAAGGAGCTGGGCATTACAGGTACTCAGGCCGCGAACATGGCCGTGGGTGGCTTGCACTATGCAGTGCCTGCTGCCTACATCTTGACCGAGGAGCGCATCACCAACATGGAGGAGCATGGCGCTACCTACGAGCAGATGATGGACATGGCCGAGATGCGGCTGGAGACTGCGCGCATCCTTCTAGCCGAGAAGGGCGAGACCGCCATGAAGCTGGGCGCGACCCGGATGCTGTTGGGGTTGCCCGGGGTAGACCGTAAAGACAAATCAGTCACAGCACTGAACTTCATGGAGAAACTTCAAGGCATGCTCGACGAGGCGAAGGAGAGCGGTCTCACGAATGCTGACGGCGAGCTGTACGGCACCAAGCCGATGAACCTGCTTGGTAAGAACGTGGCCGAGAAGACCCGTGCACAGCTGGACAAGGACAGCGACGCCGCGCTGCAGCAGTACAAGGAACAGAAGGCAGAGATGGACAACGCGCTGCGGGAAGGGCGGCTGCCGCGTGAGATCAAACTCAGTGCGCTACGGGCGGTACCCAAGCAGGCTGATCTCTCCAAGACACCAATCGGGGTGAACCGCATAACGCCGAGCAATTCTGCTGCAGGAGTACGCGACCACAAGGCAGGCATCATCGCTGCGCGCATGGCCAACGGCATTGCAGAAGCTAACGCCGTCGGGCCGAAGGCACCCTTCGGTCTCGGTGTCGGCCGCACACCCAAGACGAAGCCCGGTACCAATGAGAGCTGGAGCCAGGGTGCGGTGGACAAGCACACGGCCAAGACCAACGCGGCCAACGGTCGCGGTACACCTGCACCCATGGTGATGGTCGACAACAAGCTGGTCAGCTCAGAAGGCAAGGGTAACGCCAAGATCGACTACTCGAACCCAGAGATCGCCAACGAATCGACGTTCGAGGTGGTCGACAGGATGAACCGGGCCGAGACCGAGTGGGCGCTGCGCCACCGGCTTGAGCTGATCGTTCAGGTCTCCAAGGACAGCGACTTCTATAACATGCTGCGCGACGAGATCAACGTGTTGAAGGCACACCGGGCTACGCTGCCCGAGGTGGCCGAGCTGAAGGTCGAGGGTAAGCCGGTCAGCCCTGAGCGCCAAGCGGTGCGGGCTGCTGCGAAGGCAGGGGAGTTAGTTGCGCCAGATACCGGCCTGCTCAAGAATCCACCCACTGCACCTACGGCTCACCAAGCCAAGGAGACGGCCAAGCTCATTGGTGTTGATCTGATCCTGGCCCCGTCAACCACCGAGGGGTACGCGGGTGATCTGGGGCGTGCGGCCATCGCCGAGGGCAAGATATATACCCCAGCGGCTTACCCGAACATGAACGACAAGACCCTGCTGGTGAGCGTGCCGGGCAAGGGCCGGGGCTTCACCGGTATGCCCGCATTTATCGACCGTGTGATGAAGGCGCTTGAGAGCGGTGCTTTTGTCAGGACAGACAACAAGGACAACGCCGAGCGCGCATGGAACAAGGACGGCGAGGGCATGCTGCGGGAGGCGCTGATTGCTGGCGGGTATATCGAGATGTCCTTACCGATGTATTCGAAGTGGTGGAAAGGTGCCGGTGCGGTAAACCGGGCGGCTCCACGTGCTGCACAAGTGGCACAACCCAAGGCTGTGCCGGCTCCCAAGGTCTCCGAGAAACCCACTGATCTTGGACGTCGATACGAACAAGGAGATCGCGACAAGCACAGCTCCACGTTCTACGACGAGCTGCCAGACATGAACGAGGCCACAAAACGGCGGGAGATTGCGTACAAGGAGGCCAAGGTCGCCGAGCTGAGGGCAGCCGGTAAAAAGAAACAGGACCAGCTACGCGCAAACTATGCCGCACTGGAGAGCAAGAGCGTCGCGGAATTTGAAGCTAAGCATGGTGTGAAGTTCGACATGTCGAGACTCGATGATACCGACTGGTCGTGGAACGACGAGAAAAACATCAAGAACGCCACGACCGTCTTTGCCATGGGCCTGCATAGAAAGCGCAACACAATGCGCCAGTTCGTTGAGCAGGTGGGGGACAATTCACTCGCGGTCATCATGGAGCACGAGATCGCTGCGCTGAAGGAATCTCTCGGTGAAAGTAAGCGCAACGCCCAAGTCGCAGCTGACCCAGCCGTCGCCCCATCTACCTCTCCCGGCGACACGGCTACGCCCGCTGCTCGTGCGCAGGCTCTGGCGATTGCCGAGGCGTCGGCCTGGGCCGGTAAGGTGTTGGCCAAAGACGTCCGCTTGTTCTTCAAAGACACGCTCGGATTCTCCGGCGAGTGGCTGAGTGTCCCGCGCATCATCAACATCGCCAAGGATGCGGCATCTGGGATTCTGGGTGCCATGCACCATGAGGGGCTGCATGCCTTCTTCACAGACTTCATTGCCAACGAACCCAAGAACATTGAGGTGTTCAAGTCGATCACCGAGAACGCTGAAATCAAGGCCCGTGTGCATGCCCTGCTGGACGGGTTCCCAGCCGCTCAGGCTCAATTGAACACCCCCGAGGAAGTGTTGGCTTATGCCTTCCAGTTCTGGAAAGCTGGGGTTCTGGAGCTGCCCTACGGCAAGCCCAAAACCTTCTTCCAGAAGGTCCAAAAGTTCTTTAGGCAGGTGTTGGGTAAGGTGAGCGATTATGAGCGCGCTACGGACCTTTTAGCGGCCTTTGACGAGGGCAAAATGGTCACCCAAGACGCTGGAAAAGCCGTTATTGCCAAGATCATGGCCCAGGGCACATGGTCGCTGAAGGCCCGCCGGGCCATGGACAAGTTTGCCCAGAAGGCTGCCGAGCTGATTGTGCCCGCCGAGGCCATGCTGCGCGAAGAGGTAGACAGCGCCGAGGCGAGGGCGGTTGGGCTAAAACTGTTCACGAACCCTGGCGACGAGACTGCTGCCGGGCACAAGGAAGGCTACGTCCAGGCCCACATGCACGCAGCACGCCGGGCGGTTAATCCGTTCATGTGGGCGCTCAAGGGCATGAACCCGACAGATCACGTGGCCATCGAGAAGTACATGCAGGCGGAGACCCCGCTGGAGAGAATCCCCTACGAGCCGCACCGCGTTGCGGTCGAAGCGATCCGTGCCAACAACGACGAGTTCCATCGGTACATGACTGAGGACCGTGGGCTTGAGCTGGGCTACGCCGGTAAGAAGGGCTACTACCCTGTGATCTGGAACGTCGGCAAGATGACTGAGAAGAAGGATGAGTTCATCAAGATGCTCACCGAGAAGTACGCCGACGAGTTGGCGAAGATCATGAAGCTGACCAAACTCGAAACTCCCGAGGAAGCAGCGGCTGCGGTCCATGCAGCGATCATCTTCCGCAAGGGCATGGACGAGAAGCTGAACGTGCAGCGCGAGGACGGTGTGCTGGCTCCCTACTTCGCCAACGAAGAGTCCCGTACTCTGAACTGGATCGAAGCCGCTGACCGTGAGCCATTCTTGTCCAAGGACTTGATCAGCACGATGACCAGCTACTACAACCACGGCGCGCACGCGGCTGAGTACGCCCACCGCTTCGGTCGCAAGGGCGAGGGTCTGGACCTGAGCCTGAAGAAGATCGGCGAAGAGATGAAGGCCGCGTCCATGAAGCGCGACGATGACGGTGAGTTCAAGAATGAGGCGGCACGGGTTGCTTGGCTGGCGCGCAAGATGCGCGGCATCGAGCACGCCATCGGTGCGCAAACCGGAACACTGGGCAACGACGTGACAGACCGGGTGCGCAAGCTCAACAGCTACGCGATGGTCTACCAGAACTTCCGGCTGCTGGCCACGGTACTGTTCGCGTCCTTCGCTGACCCGATGGGCATGGTGGCCAACGGTGCGCCCGTCAAGCACGCCTTTGATGCGTTCATGACTGCCATGACCGAGGTCATGCGCAGTTGGGCCAACATGTTTAGGACGGAGAAGAAAGAGTACCGTGAGAACTACTACGCGAAGCTCGGAGAGATGACCGGAGCCATCGAGCACGCGGTGATCTCTCACCACGTCAGCGAAGAGTATTCCTCCCAGTGGCTCAATCCTCTGGCCAAGAAGCTCAACGACATCTTGTTCAAGGCCAACGGGATGGAAGCGTTCGACCGGGGCATGAGGGCAGGGGCCATGAAGGCAGCGGTCGCATTCCTGCTCCACCACAAGGCCCTGCCTGAACAGCACAGCGAGCGCTGGCTGCAGAACCTGGGCCTGAAGCCACAGGACATCCCGGTCAACGAGAACGGTCAGCTCATCGTGACACCCAAGGAGCTGATGCTTGAGCGCGGTATGGACGACACCCCTGAGAATCAGGCTATCGCCCGCAAGGTCATCGGGAAGCTCTACGACTCCCTGAACAGGTGGGTCGAGGGAGCGATCATGTCGCCGAACGCTGCGCACCGGCCAGCATGGGGCAGTGACCCACACTACGCGGCGATGTTCCACCTGAAGCAGTTCACCTATACCTGGCATCAGACTGTCATGAAGCATGCGCGGCAGGAGACTGCTCACGGCAACATGGCTCCGCTGGGTGCCATCGCTGGTATCGTCCCGATCACGTTGATGTCTGGAGTGATGAAGGGGCTGATCCTTGGCGGCGGCTCAATGCCCGACAACATGGCAGGCATGACATTCGGGCAACACATGGAGCGGGCAGTACAGAGCGCTGGCGTCGGCGGGGTCTATCAGCTGGCGGGTCACACCGCACTGCACCCACTGTCTGCCGGTGGCCCGATGGTTGAACAGGTCCTCGGCGGCGCTTATGACCTGATCACAGGCAAGGCTTCAGTTGCGAAGGTGGCCTACGATGCCCTACCACTTCACCAGCTTGCGCAGGGGTTGAATCCATTGAAGTGAGAAAACGCGGCCCATAAGGTAGGGAACAAATAAAAAGGGGTGGCTCAATACCGTAAGTGTGTAAGCACCTTTCTCCTCTGAAATCTATACTTTTATTACACTTACACTTCTAAAATTGATATAAGAAA